TTATCCTTCATTGTCCGTAGACGATCCTCCAGGCGTATTTCCAATGATTTCGGCATGATTGTCTGATTTTAAGGCCCGATTCAGAAGAATATGAGCGCGTTTGACTTCAATTAATTCGGGATGATTTGATCGAATTTCCTGCTTTAGTTCTGGATTAAGTCGGGCTAGTGTATTGACCACAAAACCATCTGATAAGTTGATACTGCCAGAATTACGCAATACGTTTTCTTTCAGGGTAATCAGCTTAAGATTATCAATCCGTACGTCCATCGTATCTCCATTTTCAAAGGCTACTATAAAGCCTTTGGGTATTGGACCGTTGTGCTGAATCCATAACCATCTATGATACTCCTGCCATTTACGGAAACCTGTACGGATGTACTTGTAATCAGGCCCTTTATTACTGTGCCGTATTCTGATTGTCTGTTCGTCGCCATATATGGTGTTAGGGGGAAGCTGACCCTTTTGAAACTGGCCAGCATTAGGGCGCTGGCTTATCCTACTCAAAGTTTCGTGAGTCCTTTTCAGTCCCAGTTCATTATTTCCATACTTTTTGACAGAAGCAAATGTGCGGCCCAATGCACTAGCTATTTCAGCGTTGGTCATTGTCTGCCAGTTATCGCGCATAAATTGCCTTTCCTGTTCAGAATACAGATCTATATCCTGTCTAGCCTGCTGTCCTTTGCTTACAGATTTTGCGAATGCCTGAGGAGACTTTCGAATCTTGAGCACCCGCCAGGCATAGGTTTGAATACCCGACTTTGGCCGACCTAACGCCTGTGCGATTTCAGTTGTGGTAAGGCTTTCATAATGATCACGTATGAACTGTTTCTCAAGCTCGGTATAGTTTCTATACTGACATTTACCAGGTTGTTTCGGCAGAATCAGCGTGCTCGGATCGTTATCCGAACGTTTGAAAAAGGCTATTTTCATGGCAGGAATAGCTTTAGGAATTTAACAACCTTACTCGCGCAACTTGGGCAGGGCATTGGTCCCATCGGTTCCCAGGCTCCCCCAGGGTGCCGGCAGTAAATCGCGTCCGGATCCAGTGCAGATAGCTTGAATGTCATCGACATGCTTGAGCAGTTCATTAGGGATCTTGGCCCACGTAGTACCGGGCAGTGCCAGCTTACGCGTACCTCCTCGTCAGGATCTATTATGTCAGGCAGTGGACGATAGTATTCCTGCAATTCCCGATCGTACTGTTCCCAGTTAATTTCCTTCGTTGGTTTAGCTGGAGCTGGTACCATATCGACTGGTGTTTCCATTGCTTCAAATGATAGGCTGAGTTGGTTTATTCGTCTTCGTCCCATTTATCCTGATCGTTTATGCGACTTCTAATCATCACAATGCAGTCACCAATGATTGCTAAGATTATCAGTATTGCCATGAAGAGCGAGAAACCAGGCAGGTACTTGAAATATGCTGGACTCCGTTTCCTGGACTCGTCCAGCCGTAGGGATTTTAGCTCCTGACTGGCCCATGAGTTTGGCAATAAGTCACTAATGAGTAGCCGATAAATGATGTAGTTGAACACGATCGGGATAAGCCATAGCCAGGTGATTAGCTGCAGTGTTGTTTTTAGAGTCATTGCTGATTCAGTTTCCGTTTTTGGATCCACTCGACACGTTCGTCGAGTCGTTGTTTTACGTGCTGCCAGGCAGATGTTTCGTCGAGCGTGGCGTGTAGCAGGTCGATCGACGAAACGTACACCGGGCGTTTGTTACTGACTACCCCGTCCTGATCAGGAGGGTAGGTGAGGGTGTGCCAGTCACGACCGACAACAGGCCCGGAATAGATCCAGGCCTGTACGTCGTCAGTGGTCGGTATGTAGAAGAGCGTGCCAGGTTGCAGGGCATTTAATTCGTCGGCCGTCATTGCTTGATCAGCGTTACGTGCTCACTCGATACGTTGACGATCTTCGTTGTCCCATCCTCCAAGACGCGAATCTGACCGCCCTTTGTCCATCCTTTGCAGGTTGCGGTAAAATTCCGCTTATGGTACCCGCCTTTATGGTAGGCAACCCGAACCCGGCTGCCTACCTTTATTTCAGTGTTTACTTCTGACATGTTGTATTAAGCAGGTACACCCGCAAGAGCGGGGAGCAAAACTTTTAGAAAACGCTCATTAACGAATGATTCCCGCAGATAAGACGGGAGTTTCCAAACAGCATCTGAGTAAGCTTCCGTCCCTACAGCTTTTAACACATATAGCTCATGCACAGAGTTGATATGCTCAACTAGAGCGAGGAGATAGTCGTGAAAAAGACTAACGTCAAACGCTTCTCCTTCCTGGTACAACCGTTCAATATCTCTGTCTGTCGATGAGATGCGCAGGCGGGTCATTACGTCGAAAAAGGAGGTATGCCCCAGATTGCGCGCTATGCAACGAAGTTGATCGATGGTCAGCGTCTTACTAATCGCTCCCGTCGTGGGATGACGAAGGGCAGTTTTGGGGTTGCATTGAACCCGATGAATCTCCTGTTTGAGCATGCGGTCGCGTGTATAATCCAGGTGCACCCTCAAGGGCTGATCGGGTGGTAGTCGGTTCACTTTGTAACGCTTTCCCGCCCCAACTGTATAGTAGCTTAAGCTCTGTGGGTAATACCCTGCCGCAACCAGGCGGCCTACCCGGCGGGCAACTACGTCGGGATTAGAGTCAGGCCAGAGTTTAGCGGCCAGGAACGCCCGGGCCGAAAACAGAATACTGTAGTACGCTTGGGGAAATGTCCAATGTAGTGAGCTTTGAAGGTACTGTTTATCATTTACCGCTGGTGTAATACGTAGCGCGTACTCAGCCGACCAGGAATTCAAGAGCAGCTTTTCAAATTGTATCATTGACATAACCATTGACGGAAAGCAGGCAAAAGGGTGGCTGTCAGCGACCTGCCGCAAATCGTGGGTATGCGACCACGTAGACACGTAGTCGTCCATTGATTGAATAGCTTGATAGATCATGATTGCCGGGTTTGTTTTGCGTGTTCTGGCTTCAATACGACGACATCACGTACCTGGCCACCAGCGTTTATCTTCTCGACTAGCTTGTCGAGCAAAGGCGTTGACCAGTCTGGAATGTATTTATCCGTACACTGAATCAGGATTTTGGGGAAGTCATACAGCGCCCGGCCCAGGCCAAACTGTACAGCTGCACGTTTCATAGCGTCGCTGATTCCTCCCTTCACCGGTTCGACGGCCGTGCGGCTGGCCCCGTCCGTTTTACGAACAATTTCGCCACCAGGCAATACGGCGGTGATCGTACACAGGAAACCACCGTCAATCTCTTTGATCTCATTCTGCCAGCCAGCCCAGCCGAATTGTTCATCGAAACGCTGCATGACGCACCGGTTCGTGATGTAGGGAACGACGACGATCTTTTGACCATCTTTCGTTTGACTCTGTACACGCCACTCAACCTCGTGAGTGGTAAGGGGGGCGGTTAATACGTTCAGTTCCATAGGTTATACTTCGTTAGGGGTTGAGTGACCAATCGAGAGAGAATGCATGTGCCGATTCCGTTGGTGTACAATCGTTATCGTAATCATCCCGGACAGTGTCACGATCTGGGACAGGGTTCAACGTTTCGTTCATTTCACGCAGCAGACGTATCACTTCATCGTAGTATTCATCAAAGCCCATTTGATCAGGCTTGGCAGTCTCCCGGTCGGGCGTATTGTCATCCCATTTTCCCCAGAAAGTGTCGTTGGCGTTCATATTAAAAGGGGTTTACGCCCGGCCACTGGGTAGCAGCCGGGCAGGTTGATTATTCGTACAGGTTTTCCCGTTCAGACCAAGACATGACGATTATTTCCGGTTCGGTATCCTCTACGCCGAGCCAGACGACTAGCTGCTCCAACAGGTCCAGCGTGAGCCGTGGGGCTACGTCCTCGCCGTCGGCTCCAGAGCCAACCACAACACCGTTGCCGATGTAGTGAACAGTGTGACCTTTGATCTTGAATGAAGCGGGGCGCGGGTCAGCATAGTAGCCGTTTTCATCGACGTATATGCTATCCGTACAGGTGTTGAATGGATAGACCATTTCAACCGTCTGGCACTGAACTAGTGCGTACAAACTTTGTAGGCCGGTTTGCTCTACCTCCGTAATAGTGCGGGCGTTGGGGTCAACCAGATACGCTTTCATATGGGAAGAGATTAGGCCCGGTGGTTAGCCGGGCCGGTGATCCTATTCGAGTGTCAGGTCTTTTACCTCCTGCTCTATCTGTTGGATTTTGCCCTTACAAAAGGCTATGTCAGCTGTCGGAGTATCGGTGTTTTTCTCCAGTTGACTGAGTAGTACTTTCCAGTCATGTAACTGGAGCTTGAGCATCGAAAGGGGAGTGACTTGATTTGCCATGATGGTAGGGAGGTTAAGCGTTAGTGATAATTAGCCGATCAGCGCGGAATGAGCGCCAACCGTCCTTTAAAATATCGAAGAACTTAACCACCAGACCAGACGTAGCACCGTCGGCTTTCTTTGGGTGGAACTGCGTAGGAATGTGCTCTAACGTACGTGTAGCCAGTGCTCTACGTATCTCGCCATCCTCTTTTTCAAAGGCAATCCAGGTGCCTTTTTCGTCGGTCTTACCGAGTTGGATTTTCAGGCGGAGGGTTCTCCAAGCCTTCTTGATAGCCTCGCCGAATGCAATGCCTTGCCGGCGGATTTCCCAGGCCAGGCGCATAGCGTCTGCCCGAGCGATAGGGGAAGTGTTAACCGTACTTTTCATGGATGTAATTGTTTATGATTACATTGCAAAGTAAGGTATAGTAAGGTTTAAAAACAAATAAATAAGGGTAATAAAAAATAAAAATATTTCTTCTATATTTTAGCAGTCGCAATTGTCTCTCATCTCTTCATCCAAGATTATCTATGTTCGACACGAGTGCCGAATCCGGCTTTTTTTATGCCGATTCATTGCCCAAACGTAACGCTAAGTACTTTCTGAATTTTCGCATGAATGATGGTGAGGTTTACCTCACAAAAGGCTTGTATGACCTGCTCAATATCGGAGGGGCAACGCTTCGTGTTGCCCTCTTCAAGCATAAGGGGTCATTCTACATTTTCCAAACCAGCGCCAAGAATGCGCTCCTAATTCGGGAGCTAAAAGACCCAAAGTTTGGTGTAACCGGCGCTGCCATGTGCAGCCGTCAACTGTGTGATGGGCTTCGTAAGGTATGGACGTGTGGCTCAAAAGATGTAGTCAAAGTGCCCGTCATGACCTTCTGCGTGTCTGCTGTTGAACTGGGGCTAGATCCGCGTGATTACCCATCCCCCTTCTATCGACTTGATATGGACTCCAAAACCATTAAGTCCGTATGACCGAGGAAATCTACGAAGGGACAATCGACGAGCTCAAGTTCGATCCCAACAATGCCAACCAGGGCACGGAGCATGGTAAAGAGCTACTGAAGAAATCGCTCGACGAACTAGGGGTTGGTCGGGGCGTTGTGTTAGCGGCTGACAAAACAATCATCGGCGGTAACCACGTAACGGAAGCGATGCGTGCACTCGGTAAAACGAAAGTCGTCTTTGTCCCGGCCGATGGTGATACGTTGGTCGCTACTGTCCGTACCGACATTCAACCAGGCACGAAAGAATTCCACGAGCTGGCCCTAGCCGACAATAAGGTTCAGCAGGAAAACCTATCGTTCGATATGGCTGAAGTTGAGCGACTCGGGGCTGTATTCGACATCGACACGGAGGCCTGGGGCTTTACGGTTCCTGAATCAGAACCCGAGCAACCGCTTCGTTCTTCCTATTCGCCGAAAGTAGGGGAGGTTTTATACGAGCCAAAGCAGACGGTTCATCGCCCCAGTGATCTGTTCTGCTGTGAAAATAAGTTTGAGACCGAAATCAACGCCCTGGTTGATCCGGTCCTCAGGGAAATGATGCGCGCACGGGCCTGCTTCTTTACGTCGTTCAATTTCTCCAAGATCGCCGACTACTACGCCTACCAGGCTACCCCCGATGAGCAGCGTCTATTTGAGAAGTTGGGGCTTGTGCTGCTGGACAAAGACGGGCTGATCGAGAACGGCTTCTCCGATATCATCGATGAGGTGAAGGAATTGAATGGATTTAGTGACACTCAAACCGACGCCGATCATGAGTGAGTCACTGAATACGATTTACATCATTTCGAAGGGGCGCCCCAAGTGTACGACCGCGCAGACCTTGACCGATATGAATTACCCCGGCCCCTAGTTTATCGTGTGTGGGACGAATGACGAGAAGCTACCCGACTACCAGGCTACCTGGGGGGAACGTGTGTTAGTGTTCGACTGGTACGAGCAGGTAAAAGAATCTGACCTACTCGACAACTTCGGCGTCGAGACAATGGGGAGCGGGGCTGTCCCGGTTCGCAACGCTACGCGCCGGATCAGCCAGGAGCGGGGGGAACTGCGCCACTGGCAGTTTGACGACGACTATACGGCTTTCTATAGTATCACCAAACAGAACGACGCGCCCAAGCACCTGCGGTTAGATGGTGAGGCTTTCCAGAAACGTCTTAGTCTGCTCAGCGCCTTCGCCCATAAAGCGGGGCTTGTGAATTGTGGCTTTGCGGTTGGCGCCGATGCTAGACCTGACCGGGTATTCAAATTCAGCCGTCGTGTCTTCAACGCTCATAACATGCCGAGTGATCCGGAACTGTTCACTGTGTGGCGTGGCCGGATGAATGACGACTTGATCAATGCGATAGAGTCGTGGCGTCGTGGTAAGGTCGAGCTCAGCCTAAACTTCATGCAGATCAGTATGCGCGATAGCCAATCTGAGAAGGGAGGCAACACGGAGATATACCAGGAATCGGGTACGGTACGTAAGACGGCTTACGCTGTCATGATTGCTCCCAACGCGGTAAAGCTGGTCATCAAATACGGGCGGTATCATCACCGGGTAAACTGGCAAAACGTCTGTCCAAAGCTGGTCAGTACGAGGTTCCAAAAAGTGGCATAAACGGGCGCTTACTCTAATACCATAGTACTCTAATATTTTGCCTTCATGCCATTTAACAAAGAACTCGACATACTGGCCCGGCGTGAGCTGGTGAGTCGGCTCTATCTGCAGGGGATGCTCCAGCACGAAATAGCCGAAGAGGTAAACGTTTCCCAGGGGCAAATCAGTCAAGACCTGGCTGCTATCCGCAAAGCCTGGGAGGACTCGACAATCTTCAATTTCAACGAGGCCAAAAATAAGGAGCTGGCCAAGATTGATATGCTGGAAGCTACCTACTGGCAGGCCTGGATCGATTCAAAGAAGCCGATCAAGAAAAAGTACACCGTCATGAGTGGCGACGTCGATACGGCTGAGCAAGATCCGGAGAAACGGAAAAAGCAGTCGATCAAGAATATGCGCACGTCCGACTATACGGAGGAGCGGCTTGGCGATCCCCGCTGTCTCGATGGTATGCTCAAATGCTCACAGGCCAGGCGTCAGCTGCTGGGCTTGGATGCTCCTTTCAAGATTTCTCAGACAGATAACGAAGGCAACAACGTCGTGGCAGCTCGTACGTGGCTGGTGCTCGATCACACTGGAGGTCGGGCAGTACCGGATCCGGATAGTTTACCAACCCCTAAACAGAATTAAGTCAATGAGCATGCTTGGCAAAGCCTTTATCATAATCATCTGCCTGATCTGTGCGTGTGTAATGCGCCTAGCTGGAGATAATCAGTTTTCAGAAATACTCCTCATCCTGGGCTTTGTTGTGGCCTTTATCCCCTCCAAATACGAACGATGAGCCATACTGTCGATGCATTGGAATACGCTCTAAAGGCAAATAGAAAAGAGCCTGTCAATATTAGGCTGAGATCGATCTACCCTCCTGACGTAAACGAATTAGGCACCTGCGTGCAGAAATGTGATCGTGTCCGAAATGAGCAGGTAACCTGTGCTCGTGAGATGTTGTACCAGGCCATGAATGAGCTGGCAGAGACGTACGCCCTGTTTCCCATTCTCTGGAGATACCAGGGCAGTGATGAGGTTCACGAGGTAAACGTCAATATCAAGTCTCATGTCATTCCGTGGCCTGCTTCCGATAAATACAACATTGGTCCCGGCTTCTTGGGTGAGGCTGATCCTGTCAAAGAGGAGGTCATTGCGTTCCCCCCTCAGCTGGTACGTCAAACGATGAAGCGGTATCGGCGTCTGATGCTAGAGAGTCAGCAAATGCGTTTCGACCGGTCCGTCGATCGGCTACGTCGGGCCGGCCTTATACGCCTGGCGAATCGCGCAATCATTGTCGACCTGGTGAAGGGTTGGCCACGTCGAAACGGTATAATCTAAACTATCGCCTAAAGGCTATGACTGAAAGACAACTTATTGGAAAAATCGGCAGGGTTCAAGAGGATATTGAATTGCTGAACAAACGACACAAAGACAGTATGGCTCCAGTGCATGACGAGCTGTACGCCCTTACCCAAGAGTATAGTCGGCTGTACTCGCCATTGAAAGCAGGGGATAAAATCGAATACACCCCTTATGGTGGAAAGCATACTGGGGTAGTGGAAATCATTGAAGGCACTTGTACGCTCATACCCGATAAGTGGCAGTACGAAGCAAAGATTTTATCAGTTGGCGAGGAGGCTCCTGAGTCAGATAAAAAATACATCGGGCGAACAACCGTCGTCTACTTGAATCGTGACGAGACCCCTAAGCCGTTAAGGCAGTAACTTCTAGGCATGTTCGCGTGCAACCCCGTCTTTGTACCTGTAGTTAATGCTGATGCCGCCGTCCGGTACATCCACCTTTGGGGTGGACGTGGCCGGGGCGGCTCTTTCTTTGGTACAGAGTACGCGCTGGCCTGCCTGATGGATACGGTCTATTTCCGTGGCTACCTCATGCGCGCCCTGGGGAAAGACATACGGGAATCGCTTTGGCGGGATCTGATGGACCGCATGAATGAGAAGGAGGAGAAAGGCACCCTCAACAAAGCAGACTTCCACATCAATAACAATGAAATGTCGGTGGTTCACATCCCCACCGGCAACACCATCCGTTCACGGGGCTTCCGGGCCAGTAGCAAAGGGCAGACCGCGCGGATGAAATCCATCGCCGGAGCGACACACGTATTCGTCGAGGAAGCGGAGGAGATCGAGGAGACCGAATTCCAACAACTTGATGACTCCCTGCGTACCACAAAAGGGGAATTACGCGTGGTCCTAATCTTCAATCCGCCGAAGAAAAACCACTGGATCATCAAGCGTTGGTACACGCTTCAGGAGTCGAAAATAGAAGGGTATTACATCGCCAAACCTAAAACCGAAAGTAATTTCCTATCTATTTTCTCAACTTACTATAACAACATCGCTAACATCGATCAGAAAACGATCGACAACTACGAGCAGTACTTCTACACCAATCCGGAATGGTACTGGACTGTCATACGTGGCCTGGTTAGCGAAGGGGCGAAAGGTCGGATCTACCGGAACTGGACTGCCATACCTGATTACGAGTTCAGCAGGCTGCCGTACAGCAGCTACTACACGCTGGACTTTGGCTACTCGAACGATCCGTTGGCGCTGTCGGAGGTCAAACGCCACAACAAAAAGCGGTACGCTAAGGAGTTAATCTACGAAACAGGCATATCTGACGATGAATTAGTACGTCGATTGAAGGCGCTAAAGGTCGGTTTTCGTCCGATTATCGCTGATAATGCTGAGCCAAAATCCATTGCCTACCTGCAGGATAAGGGCTTCAATGTCATCAAAGCCAAGAAAGGGCCGGATTCGATCCTCTACGGAATCAAGAAAGTGCAGGGGTGTGAGTGGTACTACACGGAGAGTTCAGCCAACCTAGCTTACGAGTATCAGGAGTACCGCTGGGAACTCGACAATGAGAAAAAGCCGACAGATAAACCAGTTCCTAAGCACGATCACTTACTCGACGGACTCAGATATGGGGAGCTGACGGACCCCTGGAGTGGGGGTGACATTAATCATCGATGATCATTCCGCTATCTTCAAAACGCAAAACAGCAGCCCTGACTTATGCCGAGGTGGAAGGGCAGGAGCACTAACGACGGTGTTCCTGCCTAACTGCCAACTCATCATAGGGGCTGCAACCAAGGGCGCATAAGTTATTTACACGCCATCTCCAGGCGGGGGGCTGACTGCAAAGCACGTCACACATATCCCCTTTTACAATGCCCAAACCCCTCTATTCCCAAGCTGATCAGCTGGCTAAACTCACGGTTGCGGTTGATCCCGGTTATGACCTGATTCCTGGTAACGTGCTCAAGCTCGCTTTCGTCCTGCTGGCTGATAACGTGTTTACGGAAGTCACGATTAAAACCTCAGCTGCCTGGCAGACGGCCGTTACCAAAGCGTCAGGCGCGGTAGGCCTCGTGGTTGTTACGCCCTTCATCGACAGCCTTGACATCCCTAAATCGACTGCAGTTACGGAAGGTGGCAACGATGCGTCGACAGCAAATGGCGTTCCTCGTCTGCGTACAACCTCTTTCGTGGCCGGCACTGGCACCATTTCAGGCGCTTCAGCTGCTCAGATGAAAGAGCTACGCAAAATCGCGGCCAAGTCTGGTAACTACCAGCACGGTACCCGCGTCGGTATGTATCTCCTTCACGAAGGATCTGGCATCGGTGGTCTGGCTGCAGGTAAGCCAATTCCAGTGTACAACCTGTTCGTGTCGGATCCCAAGAAAGGTGGTCAGGGTGCCTCCAACGATTACGACATCAACTTCCACCTGGAGGGCGGCTGGGGCGATGACGAACAGGTCTTTGAGGCCAATTTCGTCGTATCGACGCTGGTGAACGTACCGGGCGTTTAATCCAACCCTATGGGCGAAACTACCGAATTGATCCGGCTCTCTGATGGGGAGCCGGAATCATTCCCCACTGAGCAGGTGCCACGGCTTCTGGCCCTGCAGAATCGAATGGGAGTATTCAATTTTAAAGAGGCTGATTCCGTACCTACCGTACCCCCAGAAAATGCCGATCACAGACCTGCAAGCGATACAGCGGATCAAAAAACCGCTCAGCAAGTCGGAACTAGACAGAGCCGCCAAGGACAACGAGCGGCAACGGTTCCACGCACTGACGGCAACCAGTAGAGACGACGCTGGCTCATACCTGGCCACGTTCGAAAAGTGGATTGAAGGCGTCCTCAACAACGCCGAAAAGTTCGCCCGGTTCAAGCAGCTCATGCTGTTTCCTATTTCGTCATCCCGGCTCATTGATAAAGCCGCTGATGAATATCTGAAGGCGTTTGACGCTGAGGATAAGTACATCGATATGGAGTTCACCCGGGAAGGGCTCAAAGTGGATGCGACCGAGTACATGGAAACCATCCAATACGATAACTTTCTGAATAAGAATCTCTTCAATCAGTGTCTCCAGGCGTCAGCAGCTGTCTGGATTGTGGATCTATCTGCAACGCCCAACGAGTCGGGCTATGCGGAGCCTGAGCCACTCCTGCGCGAAGTAGGTCAACTCACGGATATTGGTGTTACCAAGCGCGGTCAGATCGAGTACGTCATATTTCCGCTCGACTCGATCAAAGATGAGCACGGCAAAGAGGTGGAGAAGCGCTGGGCTGTCATTGACGATGAATGTTACCGCGTGTTCCGCAAGCGTAATGGGGATAGTGAAGCGTCCTGGCTGCTGACCAATCCGCATCAGTTAGGCTATGCGCCGACTGGTTTCATCTGGCATGATCGGCTGATCGAAAGCAGACCCCTGCGCATCCAATCGCCTTTACACGCCCTGTTTTCGGATCTGGACAAATACGTCGCTGCCTGCATCTTCCGCGAGCACGTCGATCTGTATAGCTCGTTTCCCATCCTGTGGAATTACAAATCGACCTGTCGGTACGAGTCACCAGAAGGCGTACCCTGTAATGAGGGCTTTATCAATTACACGGTCGAGCAGGAAAACCCGAGAACGGGCCAAATGGAGGAGGTGGTTAAACAGTATGCCTGTCCTGCCTGCGCCAAACGAAAGCCCATCGGTCCAGGCTCGAACTATGAGGTTCCTCAGCCCAGGGACCGCGAATCTGCCGACCTGAGCGAACCAGCCGGGTTTATCAATGCCGACCGTCAACTACTCGACTATAACGCCGAGAAGATTGACGACATGGAGCGCGACCTGGTGGACGCCCTGACCGGTGATGATGGGACGGTCGATCAGAGCACGACACCTGTGAACATGGACCAGGTGCAGGCCCGGTTCGAAAAGCGGAAAGGCATTCTCAAGTACTGGGCTGAACACTTACAGCAGACCGATGCTGCTCTACGCCGGTGCTTGTTGGCCCTTCGCTATGGTCCCCAGTTTCTAAACGTGTCGGTCAGTTACGGTACCGAGTTTCACCTGCTCTCCCCTGGGCAGGCGATTGCCGATTATGATGCCGCCCGGAAATCAGGTCTGCCGACGTATCAACTGATGACGCGCCGGTCGCGTATCGATAAGCTGCTGGCGGGAGCGTCGGAGTCAGAACAGATCCGCTATTACATCCTGGCTCAGCTGGAGCCGTACCCTGATCTGGCCCTAACCGCCGTTCCTGTCGGCACGGACGTATGGGAATTAAAAGCTAATTTCAGCCAGTACATCGCCCGATTCGAACGGGAAAATTTCGGCGTTGAGATATTCGGGAAAGCACTCTCAATGGCCACTCGTATCAGTACCATTTCTAAAACTCTTTACACGTATGTCCAAGAAGACAGCAACCGACGCAAAGTCCCAGAGCCAGCAGGAAGCGGCAAAGGACGGCAACCCGAAGTCAGTTAATCTAAGTGGTCTACCGGATCCTATTTATCTGGATAAGGATACCAAAAAGCAGTACCCGCTTCAAAAGCATGATCTGGATAACGTAATCGTTTACCAGTTCACCAAACAGAAGATTCGGGAGCATGAGTACGATGTGCCTGCTGATCACGTATCGGCTATTGGTGTGTATACTCCGGAAGAATATGAAGCCCATACGGCTGAAGACGGCCTGTTTGAGCGTCTGGGGTTATCGCATGAAGTATGGCACACACCGGAGGAAAAAGCACCGGAAGGTGAACCTGAAGCCTAAATCAAACTATTAGTCTCATTTATTCTACCACAAGACAGGGCTACTGTTAACGCAAATCATGAATTACGAAGAATTTAAAGCTGAACTTGATAAGGATCCTGTATTGATTGATTCTATCTATGACAATCATGGTGATGGCTTCACTAAACACCTGACCGATAAAAAGGGCATGTTCGTCGGTACCATGGACGAGTACACGCGGAACACCCAGACATCGATCAATGAAGCGGTTCGGAAGAACCACGAAGGTTATGAGACCAAAATCGAGAAACTGACGGGTATCAAGAAAAACGCTGGTGAATCAGGTCACGATTATTTTGACCGGGTTTCCGCCAAACTGAAGTACCTGGAGGATGGTGATACGCCAGAATCAGCGACAGTAAAAGGATTACGTACTGAACTGACGACTCTACGGACTGAGATCGACACAGAACGGAAGAATGCTTTTAAGGCCACGGTTAACGCGCAGGTGTCTGGTGCACTGAACGCCCTAACGTTTGCCGTACCTCCTCATCTGCGTAAAGACGATGAGATTGCGGCTTTCCAGAAAAGCCAGCGAACCCAAAAGGGAATCGTTTTCAATGCGACTTACAGCGCAAAGAGCGAAAACGGCGGGCTCGTCTACGTTAACGGTAAAGGTGAAGCACAGATGGAAAATGGTGAGCCAATGACGGCTGATCAGATTGTCGCTCGTGACTTCGCTTCGGAACTGACAACCTCAACGCATTCTCAGGGTGGTTCAGGTTCCGGAAAGAACGATCCTAACAGCAAAAACGAAGGCTATCTAGGACCGGATCAAAAAACCATCGAGGAAAAACTATCTGAGATGGGTAAAGCGTACATGACGCCGGAGTGGGAGGAGTTATTCCGCAAAGCCATGAAGGCGATTGGCAAGTAAGTAAACCAGGGCTGTGAATTAGCAAACGACATAAAGCAGGGCTGCCAACAATCGTTTAACTTTTTCACAAACAATGGCTGGAGATTTATCCGCATCGGTGTTTACTAACGCCGTGCTCAAAGCAAAAGACGCCATGATGGCCTTCGAGAAGCGTCGCCCGGATCTGGGAGTACTCGAAGCATTTGACAAGTATAAGAACGGGATCATTTCCCCTTCTGAACAAACCCGCCTTCGTTCCTCAGCTCGTCGGCCGGTGGAAACCATCGTTCGTAAACGGTCTACCCCACCCGTATTGACCACGCGCACGATTACCGCTCAGCCTACTGGCTCTAACACCGCAAAAGTTGGCCTGAATTACAATACCTACGGCGGTGTCGTTGGTTTGATCGAGTCGGTCAATGCTGATAACTACCTGACTGCCGAAGATGATCTGGCCGGCCAGCTTGAAGATTTGATCCGTTCGATCTGCGAGAAGCTGGAAACCGATGGTACGTCGATGTTAGAAGCTGCTAAGTTCTCTTCGTTGCCGGTTTCGTCGTTAATGGGCACGCCAACAGGTGGCGCATACTCCACAAATACGAAAGATCTATACCTGCAGCTGCCTTCAGTAATGCGGAAACTGAACATGACCGGTCCATTCCACATGATTTCCAACGTGGAGGCTATGTCTATCGTACTGGAGAAAACCACGTTCGGTACGTACAACCAGCAGAACCTGGAAAAGCTGCTGGCCGGATATGAGTTCGCTTACTCGCCAGCGATCACACCATCGACGGGCAACTTCGCTTCGTCCTACGTGATCCCGACCAATTCGCTGTCGATTACGCAGTGGACGGAATATGACTGCCGTAAAGGAATCGGCTCGTATGATTCGGGGCTGAAATACTACACCATGCCGCTGACCTTTACCAGCCTATCTGGTTATACGTTCACGCTGGAATTGGGGGTTGTGTACGTCGGCAAGCCCGAAAACCATGCCGATATCATCCCTGGCCTGGAGCGTGCCTACACGGAGTACTGGTATCCATTTGTCGATATTGCCTTTGCCAAAGCGTACTCATCAGTCGCTACGCAATCGCCCATTGTGAAACTGAACGTAGCAGCTGCTGCCTAACCTCTTTTAACTCATACCAGCAAAAAGCCCTCTCGATTCTGAGGGGGCTTTTTGCTTTACTCCAGCTTACCCTATGCTTACCCTTCAACTTACCTCCCTGCTTACCGCTATGGTTGGCTTTCGGCCCGATCCGGAACTAGAACAGGGATTGACCGATGAACTGAAAAAGACGACGACCGGGCTGACGGTGGATCAATGCCATGATTTGCTACGGCTGACGACGTTGGAAAAAACGTTTCCCAACATAGCCGATCAGTTTGTTTCCTTCCTGGCTCAAACGCGTCAGGATGCGATTACCACACTGCTGAGCGATCTGGAAACCCGGTTGATCGAGGCAGGCCTGGCGCCTGCGCTCATGCGTCCGACCACGCTGTTCAAAGGGTCGTTTGGTCAACCGCCAATCATTGAGAAGAGCGGCCGCACCGTTGGCCTGGAAATTATCCCGATCAGAACTGATGTAAGTCTGCAACTGGAGCGTACTCAGTTGTTCGGCTTTACGGAGGTAGAGGGCTTGAGCCTAGTATTGACAGACGTTGATACAGGCAGTGAAACCGAAATACCGGTGCCCATTGGTGGAAAATGGCAGGATGTAGGAGAAACGTCGCTACCGCTACTGGCTGGCCACACCTACACGTTGACGTATCAGGAAAACGATCTGGGGGACGGTAACAACGCATACAATACAGTTACCCAGTGGCCGAAATCGCATAATAATTGCCGGAATTGCGTGGGGCCCTGCATTAGTTCGTTCGCCAAGATCAGCGGCATTGGTAACGGGGTAACGACGCGCTCCAGCAATTTCGGACTCAACATCGTACTATCAGCTGCTGGTGACGTATCAGGCCGACTTGTTGACGATCCGCGCCGGCTACTGACAGCCCTACGGCATCAAATCGCCGTTTCGTTCCTGAGCAAGATTGCCAATTCAACGCGTAAAAACGGGGAAACGGAGGATGCTATACAGGCTGCCTTGTTCTGGCTTACCGAAAAGGACAATACGGATCGGGTGCCAATCAAACTGGATAAAGCGCTGTCCTCATTGGTCAAGGCGCTCCAGGCCGAAGCCTCCAAAGCGCTAGACGTTGATCATTCGGACGAAATAACGTTCACGACAGTCTGATGAGGCCGGGTATAAGAGACGACCTGAAAGATCTGATGATCGGTAAGCTGCTGAACATCGACATCCGTGCGATCGTGGCCAATCAGATTCAGGCGAACGGTAATTACATCGAGGATCTGAACCGGGATCAGCTGGAGCACGGCCAACTATCCGACGGCTCCGATATCAAACCGTTTTACAAAAAGGGTACGGTTGTCGCCCGGAAGAAGAAAGGCCTGCAGACGGCTGTGGTCGACCTGAAGGATGAGGAGAAATTCTACAAAGGGATACGGACCAAGCCAGTGGCTAACGGCGATACTGAACTCGATTCGGCAGATCCGAAAACGCCCTATTTGGTGAAGCGCTATAGTGATAGGATATTCGGATTAACGGTGCCGAGCACGGAGCAGCTGCAGGACCGTCTGAAACCATTTATTCAGGACGACTTTAAACAGGCTTTACAACGATGAAGATTCAGGTATCTGAAATTAACACCATCATTAAAACGTCGGATATCGACGCTAACCAGGTGTCCGACGGCTATCACACATTTGGCGAATTGTATGATCATCGAATCGCGCTATGGATTGCCCTATGCCGTGAGAAATCCCTACAGCGGCCGAACGTTCGTCATGTTTGGCGGTCAATGCGTCATTCTGATGGCGAGTTAGCATTTGGGGGTGGTTGGTTCGTGCTGGGTATTGGAACCGAACTGGGGGAGCAGTTGACCTATCATTTGCCGCTATCGTGTTGGGGGGAATGCGATTTCGCTTATACAGCTGATCTAGCTCCGACGTGGGATGGTCATTCGTCCGATGATGTTCTGGAACGCATTAAATATCTATTCTAGTGAACGAGCCGCGCACATTAACTGACGCCATCAAACGCATTCAGGAACGGCTTCTGCCAATCGGCTTCATCGATCAGCTATTTGGCCGGGTGCATCTTCATGATGAATCAAAGGTTGGATCTGAGAGGGCGCAACCTATTCCCAAGGCGCTGATCAAGGATGGTGAGTACATCGACTGTCGGCCGTCGGACTCGTATAAGTCGGTTCTGTTCTTCTACGCTCCAGATCCAGAAGTCAGCGACTTCAACCGGGCACGGCATAGCCCACGACACGCGATCCGGACAGAGCGGAATGTTGTTTTGATTGGCTGGGCCAATATGAAAAAGCTAGCGGCTCCGTATAAGTCTGTCGACGGCTTTCCGGAAGAAATCAAAGTGCAGATAAGAAACGCACTCAAGTACGAGCCCTGCGTACTACGTATCAGCACCTGGCAGGACACAACCCTACAGGCCGCATTCGCTCCATTTGTCGTATCGGCTTCTGACCGCACCTACGATCGTTGGCCGTACGTGTGCTGGAGGCTAAGTTTGGTTGTGCAATGTATCGAGAACGATCCTGTTTAACCCAAAAGGCTGTTCTCACAGCGGGTATCAACCGTTACGGTTGATACCCGCTTGATTATAATACCCTAGCCCAAGAACGGCCAGTTCGGATTTGATAGACAACGTGCGTAGAAATATCAAACCTCTCGGCGATGATACGATCTGATAATTCAACGCTTAACAGGTTTTTGATCTCTTGGGCCATGCTTTTCGTTACTGCTCTTTTTGTTGCTTTACCTCTTGCCCTGACAAAATTGGTTGATAAAATCGCATCGGCCCGTTGCTTCTTTCGACTTAAAAATACCGTGGCATCTTGATATAGCCAGCTCACTACTCGTTTCACTTGATTGTTTCCCCGAACATTCACTCGTTCAATGCCTAAGCTACGGGGGTGTGCAATGATTTTAGTCCTGACATTGCAAAGCTTGCTAACTATATCTGCAAGGGTTGATATAAATGACGTAGTACCAAGTATGTCAATAAAGCTTTTGAATTTTGCCCTATTAACGTCTGAAATTGACCCATCGCCATCGAAATAACCACGTACAAAGTGATTATATAAATTTGGGTTGAGCCAATTAGGGAAGGTTATTTTAAAAGTTTTGGCTTGTACGCAACCTAGTTCGGCTAGTCGCTCGGATAGTCGTTTGCTGTGTACAAGTAATTTACAATATGGACTTCTCTCTCTCTGTTTAACGCGCACAGGAGCCTCAGTCTGGAGTGCGTTTTTGAAAGAAGTAAGTACTTCTACATCCTTTGGATGAAGAGTCAACAGGAAATAGCCTTCCTGCTCATTGTTGTACCCATCTGCAAACATGTAGCCTAGAAAATAGGCTTTTTGTTCTGAGTCAATATTGTCGAAATATGAGTGATCTACAGCGTAGCGTCGAATATTATCGCCGTGGTGCCTTTTCTTACAACCAGCCTTTTCAAGCAAGGAAAGTAGAGCTAAACGGCCAATTCTATACGTAGTGCAGATTTCATTCTGATTCTTTCCCTGTCTGTAAGCTTCTATTATTTCTTCTCCCTGCCTGAGCATCTTCTCTTTCAACTGTCTGCTTTTTGATCTAGGCTCAATACCATGTTTAGCCAGAATCTTTAAGACAGCAATGGCGCTTAGACCAAATTCGTCCCCTGTTGCTGTAAGGCTCTTTCCGTTCTGATAAGCCTGTACTACGTAAATGGCCCTTTCTGAGGATTTTTGTCTGTTCAGAACAACCCCATTCTTAAGTAGAATTTTTTTGACAGTCAGTTCAGAAGCTTTATACTGTTTCGCGACTCCAATACAACTTTGACCACTTTCATACAATTTGATAACCTCTGCCTCTTTGCCTAACAAGGCGCTTTTGGGTGCCATAAATTAGCTCTATTTAGAGCCGGTTAGCTAGTGAGCCAACCGGCCCGTTTGATTACTTACTAAGTACTTCTATTTCTTTCTTGAGCCGCCTGACCTGAGCCTGCCAGTAGATAAGCTCATTAAGGCTGACCGGGGGGCGTTGCTTCTCCAACTCAGCCAACCAGGCCTCACAACTGCCCAGTTGCTGCGTCAGCCGCTCCAGCGGGGTTGGCCGCGTCTTCCCCATACGTTACTGAATTGTCAGATCGTTGATCTCCCGTTCGATCTGTTGCACTTTAGCCTGACAAAAAATTATATCAGCCGCCGGTGTATCGGGATTGGCTTCTAGTTGAGCCAGTAAAACTTTCCAGTCGTGTAACTGGAGGGTAAGCATTGCTTTGGGGGTGATTTGGTTTGCCATAATGGAGATTGAAAAGCTGGGAGCCGGTCAGGTAGCGACCTTGCGGCCCCGGTGAGAGAAAGAATTGATTACTCTTCAGCGTAGTTGAGTTCGGCCATGATCAGCGAATACAGCTTGTCCAGATGGCCGTAGCGCTCCACGGCGTCCACGATGCTTTCGGTGCCGATGCGCTGCAAGCGGTACACCGAAATGCCGTAGACTTCGAAGAGTCGTTTGTAGAGGTAGTTCCAGGTGTCATGGGTGCTGGCCCCGCTGGTGCCGCAGTATTCCAGCACCAGCCGGGAGATCATGGGCCGAAGCGAAGCCGGTGGCACGCCGGGAATACGTAGCTGTTGACCGGGCAGGGGCGGGGTGTGCCGGACGGGCTTGTGGCCGGCCATGATCAGATCCATGTCAGCCCGTAGGCGGTCAAGTTGCTGTTGCTGATTGGCCAGAAGCTGGTTGCTCTGGCTCACTAGCTGGAGCAAGACCTGCTCCGTGTTGGCCGCTTGTTGGGTGGGCAGGGCTTGCTGGTAGACCTCCCGTAGCATCTCCTCGCACTGAATAAAATACTGCCGTGCCTGTTTGCCCTTCTCGGTGCGCTCCACCATCGCCAACTCCTTGGCCATGCCCAGCGTCAACTCGTAGTCCAACTCCCGTCCCCCGTTTTCTAAATTCTTAGAAAACGTTACGTAGTCCCGGTCCTCGACGAACTCGTACTGTCGGACCCGGTTCTTGAACCAGTCGGCAAAGCGGGACTTGACGCCCAGAAAGGCGTGCAGTTCACGAGCAGAGTCAACCCGTGACGAACCTAGTCCGTCACGAGTTAGCTTGATAAGCTCCTCCATTGGTGTTAACCAATCAGGTTGGATGTGATCTGACAGAGTTGGTCCATCAACTCCTCCTGCACTTCGTCGATGTCGGAGATGATATCCTCGTAGCCACAGCCCTTGATACTGATCAGGCTCTGGCGGTAGCGGGTGAGGGCGGTGTTGACGACCTCGAACTGGGACATCTGGCTACCCGTAGCAGGCCGGTTAACGTAGAGGGTGATAGTGACTCCCTCGGTTACCACAGGCTGAGCAGAAGGATACTGGGTGCCCAGATGATAGGCAGCATTAATGGCAGCGGCCACCAGCTCAGCGTTAATGCTGGAAACGGAGGGGTTTTGTAGGAGTTGGGCTAACTCCTGAAGTTCCCAGTTGACCTCACCCAAGAGGTGCGGGGGGATGGTAATTTGTCGAGCCGTTGGCTCAAAGGAGGTTGTACAGGCGGGTTGGCCTGCGTAGTTTTGTCCCGTACACATGATAACTGTATAGTTTGATTGTGTCGCACCCCCTTTCGCCGGTTCCGCCAAGAATGTAGCGTTAGGGGGCTTTTTTATTTAGTGTCAACGTACTTTGTTAACCTTACAATATTACCAATTGTTTCATTATATAACAACAATAAAGAGAAAAAAACTTATGTTTTAGTAAGCTTTATTTTCTCACCCATGGCACCCATTACCCTTTGTAAGGTGTCAAGCGTCAAATTCTGAGTTCCATTTTCATAGCGGTTGATCGTTGATCGGTTTAACCCTAATTTCTCACCTAACTCCTGCTGGGTCAGCCCTTTTGCTAGGCGGGTTTGTTTAAGCAGTTCGCCTGCTTGTTTTAGAATTTCACTCACTTGAATACTTTGTTGATCAGGCTATAAATATAACGACTTTGTAAACTATGAAATAACATTACATAAAAGCGGTTAAAGCCTAAGCATCTTCTCTATCTATAAAGAATGGTGGTATATCTCTCTTTCGATTCATTTCCTCCTTTAGTTGATTTAAAGAATCAAGGTCATTAATCTCACCTAATTGGAAAGCTAAAAAATCTTTTAACATTACTGGGCCTACAGCTCTTTTGAGCGTTGGGCATATAACGTATGCTATGCTTGACGCCAAAATTCCCGACCAATGTTGAGGTTCATTAGATAATAGTACAGTAAAATTGTCTGTACCATAAAAGTTTACATTCAAGTATAAAGATTTGTTTATAATATTTAATAACACGAGATGTCCAGATTCCCAAATAAAGGCTGGTTCCAAGTTTTTAGGAATAGTGTAAGCAAAAGATCCCTTAAGATTTACTTCTGTTTTTAATTTCTGTTCGTATGTCTTTGCCCACATACCATCTCTAAGCAATTGTGCGGAACGACTTTGCTGGAAGCTCTCATGCAAAACAGCCCCTCCAATACCTAAAGCAATTTTACAAATAAATCTAAAATCAAAATTTACCCCTATTTTTATAAGAATGTTCTGAACACGGCCATCAGGCATCACTAAGTTTAAATACTTCTTTTTATCTTCTTCTAAATTAAAAAAATTTGGTATATTTTCTGGCTTAGGGCCAACTCCAAGATAAAACCTAGACTTTTTAAATTGTTGATTTAATGCCTTTAGGATAGCTGGATGCCACGCTTTGTTACTGGTTAATAAGAAGAAAATTACAAACCCAGGATCAATCTCTTTCTTGTACGCTGTTGAAGGTATACCAACGATTGGAGGGCAGTCGATATCTTTGGGGTAAGGCTTATGGAAGTGATATATTAAATCCCCTCCTGCACAAGTCCATACATCACATATATTATCATCTAGTTCAGTACTTTGGAATTCCCCTAGGTAATCTAATGGAACTACTGAATCTATAGTCAAATCAAAATATTTATAGTAAAAATATGCTTTCGATTTTGTCGAAGTCCAACTTTTAATAAAGGCAGCATCTATAAAGAGTCCACTTATATTGTTACACTTTTTACAAACGTTATTGATTGAGAAGGGATTGTTAGTTTCTATATTTCCTCCTAAAGCTTTTGGTATAACGTGTTCTTGTGAAAACTCACTTTCGTCTTTCTCTAAATTACAGTATAAGCAAATCATATGAGTTAAGTTTATAGGCAATCTTTTCAAGGCTATTGAGGTTCACCCAACTGGCCTGAATCTTTGTATTTATCCAGCTTAGCTAACGGCTCGTGAACCATTACTGCAATAAATTCCCTGATCTCTATTTCACTGTAGCCCAGTTTTTTAAGTGTATCAATCCGCTGATTGATTAGCTCGTTTTGTTTATGCTGTATCTCCAGCTCTCCGCTACGCCTTTCTTGGTCAATACGATAAAGACGGTCTTTGTCGCGCTCATGAGCATCCTTCAAGTACTCTCTTATTTGTTGCATTGGGTTCATTGACCCCAAGAACTCCCAAAATCCAGGTGACTGAAAGCTTACTTTGTTGATTTGAAGCCGATGCTCAGGTAGAACAATCCGTCCGATATTGATGTCTGCAACCAAATCATAAAGACTTGGTAAGAAACCATAGACAGAGCCAAGCCCTTTACGGTTACGAAACAAAATATCGCTCCAGTCATATCGCTTTTGATCTCGAACGGCATAAACGTGCTGATATAACGAGTCAACAATAGCCTCAAATGCATAGAGGCTGTCATAAGCGGCCTCTAAATCCGTCAATAGACTAATCACCTCTCTGGCTGAGCCAATGTACCAACCATCGACCCTCAAAATAACCTGCCTTTCGTCCATATATAAATATTACAAGCAAATGCAAAACATAGTAAATACCGTAAAATACCTGAGCTAATTTTATGAATCTTGTCTGATAGTAGGCTATTTCATTGTACTATGATAGGGATTTCATAATTCTGAGGTTCACTGTACTCCTCACATATTATTTCCACCTTGGCCAAAAAGTTCCCTATCGCTATTGGTAATAAGTAAATGTTTAAATCATTATCATCACGTAAACTTTGCGTATGAAGCAGGTACTTGCAATGGAAATTAACAGTCCGTTCTTTTATTTCTATAAAATGGTGGTTCGACTTTATATTTAGCTCTGATGCCAAAATAGATTTTGTGTAATCACGTGCTTTTTTGCTGATTTTATTTTCTTTATTATAAAGTTTTATTGCTTCTTCAAGAGGATTATCAGGTAAGTTTTCAAAGGGAAGGCGATTTGGTATTTGCTTTTTTGTTTTCGAGTCAAATACCATAAACTCAACCGGGAAGGTGATAATGACGTTAATATCATTAGCTTTAAGTGTTCCGGTGTTCTTCAGGCCAACCATGAATTTAGCGACACTAGCTTTAGCTTTTTCATAGTGAATTATAGATTGATTATATTCTTTTACAACCTTGGGATTACTTTCTATCCATTTATTGTACGGATCGATTAAACGTGAATTCAGTCTATCAATAATTCCATCATCCTGACTATTGAGAATCTCAGGGGTAATAAATGATATAAGGGTTGAGGAATCGTAATCTTGAGAAAAATTTAATACTATATTTTCTTCTCCATTAAAAGTGACCTGTAAAGATGGTGTTGCCGCTTTGTAAGCCTTAAGTTTGTTCAATTCCTCCTTTAGTTCTCGATTCTCACGGCTAAGCGTAGTTAGTTCTTTCAGGGTTTCTGACGAGGCCGCCTGGTCGCTCTTTACCCATCCCGTTCTCGGCCGCCGGGTAAAAGCTTTCATCATCGCAATGGACACTTTTTGGCCTAAATCGCCTGGAGTATCCCAAAAGTCTACCATTGTAGCCTGGGCTTTCTTGATGAAGGCCTCAAGCTTCACTGCCTTACTGGGGTCGGTATCTCTCTCCTGGGGCGAGGTGGGTACGTTTCGGTTGCGAACAAACGTATAGACAGGAATCTTCTTTTTGCGGGCGTAGTCGAACTCTTTCTCCGTATAACTGATTCCCTGTTTTGTCTCTGAGCCGTAGCGATGCCCAATGATCAAAACGTAATAGTCGCTGTTATCAATGGTTTCTTTGATGGTATCCCACTGCTCCGTATCATCGGCACTAAACATCTCCATGCCAATAGGGATATGATACATACTAAGGATCGCTTTGATGACTTCATCACGTGCTCCTTTCAAATCCTCATAGGTGGAACTGATAAATAGCTGGTACTTTTTCTCGGTGGAACTCACGGTTATTAAAGCAGGTCTTTAGGGTGTGAAGCTCTTTATTATTGTTAGTTGCCAATAATAGTAAAACTGTAAGTAAGATACTCCCTCAAAAAGCTGCCTATCTGTTATCTTTACCCTTCGGCACATCTCACCAGGCTTGCTGCGTCCCGCTTAACCCCGACGCCTAGATGCCTATTCCCCTAACCTGTTACGTATTGTTTAATGAGTGCCCACGTTGTAAAGCGGATGAGGTTCTACTCGCGTACGTGTGTTTTCGCCTGGCTCTAACCGTTCAATGTATCGAAAATGACAGAGCACCATATTAGTCCGTCTCTAAAGTACACCATGTATGATTCGTGCATGGAGATGCCGGCAAGCCTGTATCAGAAGGCGAAGCAATACGAAATCGTGGCTGCTGAGTTAGGCCAGAACGAAACCGAACAGGATGCTATGCTGAGCCGCGCTGAAATGTTCGGTGCTGCCGGCAAGGTCGACGAGTTCCGGGAACAGCTGTACAATTACCGGCTTGCCCGGGTGATGGCCAAGGACGGCTACCAGGCTGGCCAGCTGGACTGGGCGTGCCATGTCCACTCCGTCAATGGGGAGCCCGTTACTGATTATTCCGAAGACAACCTGTTCAAATTGATTGAGAAATGGTCTACCCTGGGCCTGACTCAGCAAATGATCGTCGATCACCTCGACAACGTAAAAAAAAACTCCAGTCAGAACTGGCTCGATACTTTCCAAAGCGATTTACTGGAGGTTTAGGCAGAAACCAGCTGGCTCAGCGTCAGGAGTACCTGGTAGCTCAGCTTATGCATGCTATGGCCCCAACCCCAGAAACCGAAAAGCGTCTGCAGGCCGCATTCGAGATTGTGGTCATGCAAACGCCACCGTCTTGTTTCCGCAACAACGAAAAGCACGTCGTTGCATCGATGGAAAAAGGCTATGCCAAATTGGGAGTTACCCTCGCTGAGTGCGGGTGTAAGAATTACGAAGACCTAACCGTCTTTCAATTCTATACCTGGCTGGAGAGTCTCGACGAAAAGTACCAGGCGCAGATCGACGCCCTAAATGCCTCTAAAAATGGGAATAAACGAAAGTAATTTCTTTGTCTGGTATCTAGCTGGCCAGTCACCAACGGCGAGTGATCTACCGCGGCCGTACGTGTTGGAACCTGACGCCCTCAGCCCGGTTGTGTGGCTGGTACCAGGTGAAACTGTAAGTTTTTACATCAATTCGTTCGACAACACAGCGATATCGGGCGCCTTGGCTCTGATCGACGAGCGCAATGTACAAAATGCTTTGGCAGGCTCACTCAGCACGATTGATTTCCCCGATGGCCAGCATACCTATGGTTCCTTGACCGTACCAGCGCTATCGGAGGGATTCTACCGGGTAGCTATTGGTAACTACCTGACGCAATGGGTATGGTTGACGACGGCGGCCAAAGCAAACCGGTATTCGGCCGTGCTAAAGTTCCGTGATGAGGGCCGGATCCTGGGGTTCCGTTATGGCTATCTGCCGGATGACTTTTATCAGCAGTTCCGGGTACGCATAGCGGTAAAGGGTGTAGATCCATCGAGCAACAAGGAGATTTACCGGGAATCGACAACAGGAAAGACCGTACACTCCTATTCAGAACCGAGTAAGGTGCTGACGTTCGTTACGGATGAATATAACATCGACGGCCATTTAGCGATGGCAGCGGTGCTGGAACATGACACGATACTGATCAATGGCCTGCCTTATGCCTTCAATCAGCCCTATGCAGCTAATATGACTGAGGGCGATTCATTGTCGAGAGGAGAATTTTCCTTGTCTGACGAAAGATTCTCGTCGATCCATCGGTCCTAACTTTTATATTTGAACCGTGATAGGAAGTGGAAAGCCATCACAAAAACGCCCTACTGTTCCGGAGCAGTAGGGCGTTTCTTATTTGGGTACCTAATTATTACGGTGTTAAATTTTGTCTCGATTTAAAAAATACAACTCAATAAAGAAGCCTATAGAAGATAAAATAAATAGTGACCCCACAACTAGAAGCCAATGATTACGGCCAATCACATCTGGAGATTGAGATGAGAGACAAATTACGAATTGATGAACAATTGATGCAATAAGAATGATTATAAATGGCCAGATTACTTTTCTACTAAATACTTTCTCGCTAAATACTGCAAACCACAAATACGCCCAACTGAAAAATACTGGTATACATATGAGCTTATCGAAGATATTACCGAGTAATACGCCTGCAAACGTCCAGACTATTATAGGTAAAGTGAATTTTGAATCGTTATAAGTGGTCAATGAGAAAAGCGTCAAAGATAAAGCAAGCCATAACCTAGCTTTAACTGTATCTCTTTCGTTATACATATTGTCGAATAGCCATTTCATGACGTTTATAAGTTTAATTACAATTAGTAGTAGATGGGGAAGTTAAATTATTACCAACTGTAATCTTGTTGCTGTACTGGGGGTTCTGTTTTAGATCCCGTAAATCTTGCGTAAGAGCACCAGGATTATAACCAATACCTAAAGGCCCAATCCATGATTGTCCACTAGGCAAACCAATATATTGACTAACAGTCTCGCAGGCGACTGTTGTGCAGTTATTAGCTACTAAATGATAATCAGGGTTCGGATTATGTTTTATTAAGTCAACAATATTCTTAAACTGAGCTGCCGATACATCAACGTTAAGAGAAGCATCATAAGGTGTATTTCCATCGTCTCCCCACGCGCTGGTTGTGTACACTAACGAGGCAGCAGTAGCCTCACTTTGAACGTAAAAGCCTGCAACAACTCTTATAACTTCTCCAGTGTTTTGATCAAGACGTTCAAAACCCAGATATGTGTGCCCCGGTTTACGTGACGCTAGACTGAGGTTTACAACATCTCTAGAGTTATAAACAGGCTGATCTACATACACAGTAACTTTGTATTTGTACTTAGGGTCGTTTGGGATTGATCCGAAACAATTTAATTTATTAACTATATTAATCGGGATATCCGGTCCAATTACACGGTAATTACTTAGAAAATAATCGTTTGCAGTTTGAATTATATCGCCTCCGCCACTAGAAAACTCAACACAATCATAATCTTCATTAGGAGGGGGGGTGATGCTACCATCGCTTCCTTGAGGTGCCCACAAACAATCTGTAGATGAGTGAGTGTATCTGCACATCCAAGAACCGCCGTGGTCAGCACTTACACAAGTAAACCAATCTGTCGTTTCACATTCAAGATTTAAAGATGAAGCAAGTCTCATATTTTGCGAATTAGTTAAAAGTGCTACTCGCTTGCCACTTTCATACTTATATCCTCCTATCAACTTATTATTCCAGTTTTTTATAAAAACAAGTCCATCAAAAGGTATTCTTTTTTTTCTCCCATTCGATCTCGACAAGTAGTCTTGATCGGGTACAACTTGTACGAATCGTTCGATATTTTTTTTCTTATCGTTCTGTCTTATAATCAGAAAGTCTAGGTCATTGTTCGAAATTTTGAATTTGGGAGAATCTTGAAACTTTTTCCCTTTGATAGAGTACTGAGAAATTTCGGGGTTTTTATAAACTACTGGTACCACTACGCACTTACCAAACGAAAAGTCATGGTAAAATGCTCTATCCCAAATTAAGGTTTTAGAAGCCGTATCTTGCCTAGCGTTAGGTGAAGAGAAAGTATTTTCGAACCATTTGCGAGCGGATGTTAATGTTAGCGGCTCATCAGATTGAGGTTCAGGAACAAAATCTCGATTACATCCAAAAGGCAAAAAAATGCTAACAAACAAAAATGTGACTAAAAATTTTTTCATTGAAAGTTGATTGTGGGTGAAACATTGAAATAATGAACATTTGCAAAATAAAATCCTTTAAAGATATGTTTATGTAAAATTTAACTTATACTATATTTATTAGAGGGTACATTTTTTCTTTGTTCATGTAAACCTTTATCCGAAAAGGCCTATCCGATACATTGCTCTGCCTTTCAAAACTCCAATTCAATTACCCTCCGAAGTCGAAGCCTAGCCTAGATAGGCCACTTGTCAAATACTACTTTAGCGTAACAACCGGCCTTTTTCATTATCTTCAAAACGGCATGAATAAACAGTCGGGGCTTGCTGCGTAACATTTCAAACGTACGCATGATAGATGGCTGTAATTAGACCCGAAGATATTTTTGATTTTGACTCCTACCAGCGTCAACTCAACGAATTAAACAAAAATGCCCAAGCATGGGCGGACAGTACCGTTACGTGGATAGATCGCGTAGGGGCCGCCTATAAAGCCACTCAGCGAGAAGCAGAAACCCTCGTCTCGCAAATCAGTAAGCTCAGTTTTGGCAATCAGAAAGATGCTACTGGCGCAATGAGCGCTTATGCTCAAAAGGTTGCGGATGTTATAACAAGACTGGAAACGGCACGACAAGCAGAAGCGCAACTTTCCCAGGCTCGTGAGTTGAATAATCAGGTCGTTGTCGATCTGACAAACCGGCTTGTGGCGTTAAAGCAACGCTATGATAGTCTCGACCCATCCCAGAAGGGCTACAGAAAAGAACAGCAGGCTATCCTTTCTGAAACGCGGTCTGTTACCCGTGCTATTGACGCACAGAGCAAGAGCCTGAAAGTAGGCCGGGATTCGGCTGTAGCGGCCGAGGGGTCACTTTCTCACCTCAAGCAACAGACATCTCAGTTAAAGAAGTCGCTCGACCTGATGGGCGACGCTTACGATCTATCGACGGGCAAAATAAACGAACAGAATAAAGCCGCCGTAGCCCTCAACAATCAGTACCAAAAGAACCTTGCTGTTATTAAAAAAGTCGAGCAGGGACAGGGAATTTTCAACCGAAACGTAGGCAATTACCCCAAACAGGAACAGTCGCCATTGTCAGGAGCGGGCTCCAGTCTGCTTTCCGGAGCAGGAACGCTTATTGGTATCACCTCAGCACTTGATGCTGTACAAAAGGTCAATGACGTTACCCTACAGTTTGATTCGCTGGACTCAGCCTTAAAGGTTGTTTCCAATGATACTGATCTGTTTGTTCAGCGGCAACGGATGCTTGAAAAAGCGTCGGAAGATTTAGGGCAAGACCTGTCATTAGTTGAGGAGCAATACACCAGCCTGACAGCTTCCAGCCTCGGCACTCGACTGGAAGGGGAGGCTACCGACAAGATTTTCAATTCGATTGTCAGCACAATGGGGCGGCTGAAAAAGCCCTCTGAGCAGACGGAACGGGCATTGTTAGCAATCGGGCAAATGATGTCAAAAGGCACCGTTGCCAGTGAAGAACTTAAGGGCCAACTCGCGGAGACCCTTCCGGGAAGTTTTTCTATAGCAGCTCGCGCGATAGGTGTTACGACCAGCAAGCTGACTGATATGCTACAGAAAGGAGAGGTAATTGCCAGTGACTTCCTGCCCAAGTTTGCCGATGAGCTTGAACGAACGTTCAATCCTAATCACGAGAAGCGCGTAGAAGGCTTGGCCGCTACGTTCGCCCGTGTACGTAATGAAGGGGTCGAGTGGGTCAAGATGCTCGACATAGGCGGGGCTATGAGTGGATTTATCGGATGGGTCACACAGGGGTCACGGTCGATTCGGGAAATGTTCGCCAGCTCTGTTGAGAAGTCCAACAACAGACTCATGGAGCAGACCGAAAAAGTTAAGGAACTGGAATCGGCACTACCTGCACTGCTGACTCGTTACGACGAACTTAAAACGAAGACAAACCTATCTGCTACCGAACAAAAGGAGCTACAGACAACGATCAACGAATTATCGGGGATTGTTCCGGCGGCTGCTACCGGATTTGACCAGTACGGCAACGCGCTGGACATTAACAAGGGTAAAGTTCTGGCCTACACTCAGGCCCAACGTGAGCTAAACGCCGAACTTAACAAACAGGTATTGAGCGACCTGACCGCACAGGCAACCAAACAGGTAGGAGGAACGAAGTTTCTGCAAAACAATCTGAAACAAGGGGTTAAGGTTCGCAACCCCTACTTAGGGGCAGAGGACATGACTGCCGACGATAAAAAGGAAGCGGCTGGACAGTTAAGGGGACTTAATGAGCAGGCTCAGACAACAATCAAACAGATTATCGCCAATGGTGGCACGTTGACGGGTGAGCTACGTAAATACGTTGAACAGTCGGGTGATTTTTCTACGAAGCAACTACTGCTTATTGACGATACGAATCAAAAAATATTCGGCAAGCAGGCCGAAGCCGCTGTATTGTTTCAAAAGGCAGATAAGGATAGTCTGAAAAAACGGGAAGCTGTTTTGAAGGAATTAAAAACGCTGGAGGATCAGCGCCGTGAAATTCTAAACCCGACACTGCCCGGCAAAAAACCAACTGCTGACGATGATCCGGCTGCCGAACGTAGACGCAAGGCTGCCGAAGCGGCCCGAAAAAAGGCTCAGGCCGAAGCGGAGCGCAACCTGAGAGAGTCATTATCTAAATCAGAAGCGACCTCAACAAAAGAACTGGCTATCCTCAACGATCAGCATCAGGATGGCCTAATGTCGGAGCAGGATTTTATAGAACAGCGACTCAGTTTAACCCTCGCTGGCCTAAAAACTCGTCAGGCGATGCTGGATAAGGCAGGTAAAAAAGAAACCGATGACTACCAAAAGGTGCTAAGCGCCAAAACCAAAGCCGAAACCGATTACAAGCGCTCTCAGTTGCAGCTTGATTTAAAGTCTAACAAATCCTCGACAGACAGTAAGTTGTCTACGCTCGACAGTTCCCGCAACGAGGGGAGCGTGCCAGAACTCGATTACGTTGAACAGCGGCACTCGTTGTTGTTGTCCAGCATTAGACAGGAGCAAGCCATTTTGAAGGACGCCGGTCAGGAAGGTTCAGAGCTGTACAAACAAGCCTACCAGCGGCAACTTGATAAACAGTCCGATTATTTCAAACGGCGGTTTGATGCCCAGAAGAAAGCCTGGAAAGATGAGTTATCCGAAGCGAAAGAGTCCCTGAAACTTGTCAATGAAACGGCGGCCAACGACCTAGAGGATCGCCTGAGCTTGTTGGATAAACTTCATGCCAATAAAGTCAACAGGGTTAAGCTCGATGTAGCCAAAAATAATATCACGCCAGCCGAAGGGGATACCCGGCTATTTGCCCTTGAAATGGGGCATTTGAAAGATCAGGCCAAAGCCTACGAAACTGCTTACGCCAAAGATCGCACACTCAGCAATGCGCTCGTTGACGATAAAATCGAGAAACTAAAGAATCTGCGTGACTACGGAATGATGACGGCCTCCGAAGTAGCAGAAGCAAACAAACAGATCACCGACCTGGAAAAGGTACGTCAACAAGAAGCGGCTGACGATAAAATAAGCCTCGACAAAAAGGTTGCCGATAATAGTATTGCTCAGAGTGACAGAAGCACAGAGCATGAGGTGCAGAATATCAATAAAGCCAAGCAGAAGCGGGACGCATTGATACAAATGGGGCTTGAGTTTGCCCAGAGCATCGGTAATGCTACGTTCAGTGTACTGTCAAGTAATACAGAGCGAGAGTCTCAAACGCTGGAAAAGCAGCACCAGAATGACCTAAAACTGGCAGGAGACAACGCTGATGCCAAAACTAAGATTGATGAGCAGTACGACAAAAGAAGGGCTGAAATCGCCCGAAAACAGGCTGTACAGGAGCGTGAGCAGGCGCTTTTTTCGATTGCTATCCGAACGGCAATGGGGGTTGCGTCAGTACTGTCTACGGGCGGTGGTACCTACTATGCCGATTTAGGTATTTCGGCGGGACTGCTTACCGCGTTCGTTGTTGCCACTGGCGCATTGGAGGCCGCTGCCGTATTGGCCCAACCCCTTCCAGCCTACCGCATCGGTAAACGGGCTGGAGACAGTTATGAAGGTCCAGCGTTAGCAGGGGAGGCTGGTACAGAGTTGTATGTTGACAGAAAAGGGAAGGCGCAACTGCTTACAAAGCCTACAATCATCAACACAAAGCGGGGTGACACGATCTATACTGCATCGGAGACGAGTAGGCTCGTTCAGGACTGGAAGCGACAGGAGCAGGCCCAACAGACCCTACAACAAATGCACCTCAACGACAGGGCCAGTTCGCGGCTACAGGAGGGCCGACTTAATGAGCAGGTACTTATTTATCAGAAGGCTGGACAAAACGCAACTCCTCCGATGAGCGCAGACGATATGTACGAAGCCCATTTGCGAGCCTTGAGGGATGCGCCACGACACGAAACCCATATTGACGTGGATGGTCAGCGCGAATATTACCGCGACAAAGACAATCTAATCGAGTACCTCAACCGCAAACCCGGCAAGTAGTAGATAAAAAAGGGGGCTATTTCTTTCGAAAATGGCCCCTATTGTTTCTTACTTTTGAGTCAAACATACCCTTTCTCGCTTTATGAACTACCTCGTTCGCTACCTCATCCAAGACGCCCAGGGCGCACTCCAGCAGCTCGGACCCGAACAAACGTTTGATGACCTGCCTCAGCTCGACTATGGGGCTGAGGTAATAATCGATAATACCCTGTACCGGGTAGGTAGTCTCCCAACCATGAAGGGAATGAAAGCAGGCGGCCTGCTACAAGAGGTTCTACTGGTAAGCGAAGAGGAGTTTGAACGCCAGAAAGCCACGGGTCAGGTGCCAGTGGCATCACTAGAACCTGACTTTAACCCAGACGGAGCTACCGAGTGGGAGTTTAGGAAGGTGGTATAGAACCAGACCTGAATCCCGTTCGAACTAATCAACTCTCAACTTACAACCAACTGCATTTTATAGTGGAACAACTAAAAGATTTATCTAACCAACAGTTAAATGTCCTTTTGCTTGATTGTTGGTACTATGTTTTTACAAAAACAGAAAAAATGAGTAGATATAGTGGAAAGATAAATGAGCTTTACCACTATACGGATTTGAATGGTCTGATAGGCATTGTAACTAACCAGTCTTTGTTTGCTTCTGATATAAGATTTCTAAATGATAGCACCGAATTCGATTACGGAATAAATCTATCAAAAGAGATAATATCTTCATTGAGTAACGCTGGAAACAAAGCTATCATAGATAATCTCTTAGATAAACTCGACACTCATTTTCCGGAAGATAAATACGTGACGTGCTTCTCTTCGGACGGTGACTTGTTGCAACAATGGCGCTCCTACGCAAAAGATGGGAAAGGTGTATCAGTAGGATTTACGTTCCATGAAAGGCATTACAATCTTGAACCAGATATAAAGAGTACGAGGATAATCTATAACCAAACCGATCAAAGAGATATTATAGAGAATTGTGTTCTAGGGACAATAGAATACTTTAATACGAATTTCTCCGACTGGCGAGACGAAAAACACAACCAATTGGTGACTTTGTGTATGATTAGAAACATGGCTGATTATCTATCATCCTTTAAGCACCCATGTTTTGCCCATGAACAAGAATGTCGGTTTATATACCACTCTGAAAATGAAGAGTACAATGAAGAAAATCCCGATGAAGGCGATGAGTTAAAAATAAACTTTCGGACGAATGGCAACCTACTAATTCCTTACATATTACTTCAAAACAGGTATAAATATTATAAGGACCGAGAGCATCTTAGTGATGCTGGTGCACTACCTACTATGGTTGAGATGCACAAAAGGCTTCCAATAACGAAAATTATTGTAGGGCCAAGCCTAGACTATGAGCCAGCGAAGAAGGGAATAGAAATACTTCTCAAACAACACGGCTACAGTGGTTGTGCTATAACAAAATCTGCGTTACCCTACCGAATATAGAGAGCGACTGATTACTGAGCTAAATACACTTGTTATTCATCTGATCTAACTGCTTTAGGTATTCTTTGCTTGATAACCTATTTACACACCACTGATCTTGACGCATCAACAAAAGTGGACGCTCCGACTTACCATCTACTTTCTTATGCTGAACATCAATAACACGTATTGTAGCTGGAATTTTATATGAAGCGAATTTCACATAATCAACCCGTTGCTCATAAGCTGAGTTTATTTTTTCTATTTCGCTATAGTACTGCTTTGAGGCTTTTGCATTTATAAAATATTCGTAACCCTCTAGCTCAGCTACTACTAAAATCTTATCTAAGTACTCCCGAACAACTAACACTCCACCTTCCTCGTGCGAAGGGCCAACGATTAACCCTCCCTTTGTTCCGTCTATAACAAGCCCCTTATTACGCATTTTATAGAATGTGGCTTTGGATATTTCGTAGTCAACCTGATTATTCCTCCGGAAGCCTTGTGCTTTCTTGTAAATATTGTACTTAGAATCTTCTGAAAAAACCGAGTAAAATTTACCGCTAGCGCCACCGTAACGAATACTTATTCTTGCAAGAATGGCTATTATCTTAAAAATCATTTATTGTAGTAATCCTATTACTCTATAAATTTTTTCATGACGTGCTTTAAGGCTACGTCTATATTTTTATTTGATATTTTATCAGTCGAATTAATTTTAAGTACCTTCTCTTCTTTTATCTTACCCTTCTTGTCAAAGCCTCTAACAATTAATTCAATTGACTCATTTGGCATGTCTCCTTTCTTTACACCTTCACTTCTAGCCTTAATGATTGTAGAGACAAAATTGATAGTCTGAGCAGAAAGGCTTAGTACTGCTGTAGTGAATGCAAGATAAACCAATAACTCAGGGCCATTCTCGTGTTCAACTAGCTTTATTGATTTGTCCGTATTTTGACTATAAAACTCATCAATTATTGTATATGCTTCCGGCGAATGCTCTCTGTGAAAACAGCCTGCGGTTACTCTAATTTTTATAGAAAGTGGTAAAGCATTCCCTTTTTCTAATTTTGTCGCTTTAGAATAATTGTCCAGGCGATCCCATAATTCTTGTTCCCAAATCATAACCCTTAAATGAGTTTTGTGGATTTTGGCTGTTAGCAGTCAGGCTGCAAGAACTGATTTTGTGCTTTTATTTACAAGAGGTACTCAGATTAGTTAGAGGCTATACGCAACTTGCTTACACAACCACTGGCTAAGTTCGTGTATGTACATGAAGATGTCTATCTTTGACCAATCAATCAGGCTCAGGCCTGTATGGTGTGGATAGAAGCGGAAAGCAGATCAGCAATGTTGATCTGCTTTTTTGTTGTTGACAGAAACTAAAGCTATTGATTTTTTTATTGCTTTGTTAGACTTTGTTCAAGCAGGCTACAGAACCTATGAGTGAATATAGCGATCAGGAAAGCTTATCTGATGAGTTATCTACCAAGGATACAAAACCTACCTCCAAGTCGCTCTGGGGCAATTTAAGCTTGGTTGACTGGTTGGGAGTAATTAGTTTTCCGCTTGGTATATGGGGGCTTTATCTTACGTATGCCTTTAACAAGGAGATTAAGCCTGTATACAAGGTCTTATCGGATGTGGTGATAACAGAAGGACTGCCCAACTCGAAGATAAAAGTCATATATGATTCAGTAGAGGTCAAAAACGTCCGTGTTGTAACGATTGCCCTTTGGAATGCAGGTAATGAATTCATTGACAAGTCAGCGTTTACGAAAGACCATCCGATATCGATTAGCTGCGACAAAGCAGTAGGTATATTAGAAGTTTATCAGACCAAAACATCCCGACCTGATCTTGCTCTTGGCCTAACGCTGCATATAGACGACATCTATGGTACCCCCGAAGACACGGTAGCCAGTATTTACGATGATGTCAGTTTAGAAATAAAAGGAGACGATGGATTTGAAGCACAAGACGGCGCAGTGTATCAAATCTTATACACGACAAAGGCAACGGACTACCATTGGCGCGTCAACGCTCGAATCAAGGGCTTTCCTGCTGGTTTTGTCGAAGTTGAAAAGCAGAAAGATCCTCGTGAAACAAAACCAGCAATGTTTGTTAGTGGCATAGTTGTCACTATGATGGGATTACTATTCTCTTTCATGATGCTTTCGCTGAATAAATTACCTCAGTCAAAAGAGTTGTACAGAGGAGTCCCGTATTGGGTGATAATCAATACATTATTAGCTATATTCTTCTTATGCCTTCCCCTATATATATGGTATGAATTTTTCACTTCTGATTTACTTCCAAACTCCCTTTATTGAAGCCGTTGGCTCAATAAGGAGAGTGGCTAGAGATGACCGTCCTTACCTTTGTTCATCACTTATCCAGAACCATGTCAACCATTACAGAACAAGTAGGGCAGTTAATTAAGGAAACCAGAAAGGCAAAAAGGCTCACACAGGAGGAGTTAGGGGAAAAGCTGGGAATAGGTAAGACTACTATAAATCGCTATGAAAGCGGTAAGCACAATATTACAGTCGAGACTTTAAGCAGGGTTTTAGAAGCAATGGGCGCGAAGCTGTCAATCAAAGCCAGCTAAATTTTTTTGCCCTAAAAGTTGCATCATAATAGAACTTTTGCTATTATTGTATTGTCAATGAAGGACATTGACAGGCATAGAAAACCCCCGGCGCTCACATTCTTGGCAGAGCAGAGCGACGGGGGCCGAGTGCAACATTTAAACAGTTCGTTCAAATGTCAACGGGACAAAACTACGCAGGCCGAGCCGCCTGTACAACCCCCTTTGAGCCAACGGCTCGACAAATCACCATCCCTCTGCACCTCTTGGATGAGGTCAACTGGGAACTTCAGGAGTTAACCCAACTCCTGCAAAACCCCTCCACTGTCAGCATCAAGGCTGATCTGGTGTCAGCCGCTATCAATGCTGCCTACCATCTAGGTACTGAGCAGATGCCAGTCAACAACCTGGCGGCATATCTCCCCCTCTACGTCAGCCGCCCTACATCGGGTAGCCAGATGTCACATTTTGAGATCGTCCTTGAGGCACTGACCAGCTATCGACGCTCAATGGTTGCCATGCGCAATAACTACGGGTTAGACGTTGCCGCTGAGATTGATGAAATACAGAGCGCGATGCTAGACCAGCTCTACCGCATCACCAGCAACCTCATCGACTAATAAGCGGGTATCATGGAAGAGCTGATAAAAGTTACTACCGACGGACAAGGTTCGTCGGTAGTGTCTGCCCGTGATCTGCACGCCTTTTTGGAGGTCAAATCTCGCTTCAACGACTGGATCAAGAACCGCATCATCAAGTACGGCTTTCTGGAGGATCGGGACTACGTAACGCTTACTAAGAATTTAGTAGGCGGGGGAATTGAAACCGACTACGCCCTGACGCTGAGCATGGCAAAGGAGTTGTCAATGGTCGAGCGTAACGAAAAAGGGAAGGAAGCCCGGCAGTACTTCATCCATTGCGAGGAGACTTTGCGTCAGGTAGTCGAACAGCCAACCAATCTACCGCCAACAACTGAGCAGGTGTTGCTACAGTTGATGGCTCAAAGCAACCAGCTTCTCGCCAATCAGCAACAGCAACTTGATCGTCTACGGGCCGACGTTGACCTGATCATGTCGGGCCAAAGGTTAGTCCATGCCCCCGCCCAGCAAACGCCCCCCTCAATACCGGGGCAACAGTTGCGGGTACCAATCGGGGGTGCCTCATTACGGCAGACGATCCCCCGCTTGGTGATAGAGATAGCAGCGCGCAATCATTGTGCCACCTATACCACCTGGAATTACCTCTATAAGCGGCTTTATGAGGTCTACCGCATTTCCGTCTACCGGCTCCAGCGCATCGGCACGGAAAGCATCGTGGATGCTATCGAGCGGTACGGTCATCTCAATGAGCTGTATTCGCTGATTATGTCCGAGCTACACTACTCCGAAGAATAATCAACCATGCTAAACGAGCCTTTTATCTGGCTTCCGGTGGGTCGACTGACCTGCCGGGTAGCCACTCGCCTGATCGTGCGCGTTCGGGGAGACAACAACTACAGCTACATATTCACCAGCGATGGCGGGCGCTACCTCTTGTCCCAGACCCTGAGCCGGATAGCCGCCCAACTTCCTGGCTTCATCCGCATCCACAAAGGCCATTTGGTGAACCCTGCTTTTGTGCGGGGGATAACCGGAAAGAGTCATCGGTACGTGCGCCTTCGTAGCGGCCAGGATTTACCCGTTGCTCGCCGTCGCCAACAATCAGTTAATCAGTATTTCACCAATCAACTTTCATAATCAACCCTCATCATGGCAAATCAAATCACCCCGAAACAAATGCTCCAGATTCAGCTACACGACTGGAAAGTGTACCTAGCTCAAATCGAAAAGAACCCCGATACACCAACAACTGACCTAGCTTTTTGCAAAGGTCAGATTGAGCGAATTGAGGCAAGCATAAGCTCAATCAGTGAACAGTCCAATGCCTGAAATTAAACAAGCAAAAACGAACGGGGGCCGCGTTGCCCTCGTTCGTCAAATACGCAAGCTAGATGAATATGAACAGTGGAAACGGGCGGTGTTTATCCGTGATCGTTTCACCTGTCAGCAGTGCGGTAGGCGTAACGGACGAAAAAGGGTAATTGAAGCCGATCACATTAAAAGCGTCTCGGAAATCCTCACAGAATACCGGCTAAAAAGTATAGAGGACGCTTTAGGCTGTTCGTTCCTGTGGGACTCAAGTAACGGGCGAACCTTGTGCCATTCGTGCCACGAACAAACTGCGTCCTACCCGAAAAACTTCATTAGGAAAAAGACTGAAAAACGTAATGTGAAGCATCATTAGCCATGAGAATATATCCCAAGAAATCCACGGAAGAACAAAAGCAAATGGTAAGGGCTTATGTTCAAGGGGCAAGAGTCACGAGCCTTACAAAGCAGTTTAAGATTGGTCGTCTAGCTTTAAATGAAATCCTATCACAGAATGCCGTCCAGAAGCGCACCAAATCCGAAAGCTGCTCAACTAAGCATAAAATCAACGATGCTTATTTTGATCACATAGACTGTGAGGCCAAAGCCTACTTCTTGGGCTTTCTGTATGCTGATGGGTATAACGGCGAGAAGGATCAGAAATACAAAGTAGCACTACACCTTCAAGAGAGAGATGTTCACATTTTGGAAGCATTTAAGGTTGCACTGGATAGTAACCACCCGATTCGGGTGGATAAGCGCAAGCAGGCTTGTCTTGACATCGGCAGTAAAAGGTTGTCGGAGTCCCTTACTAAGTGGGGTTGCGGTCGAGCAAAATCATTTACCCTGACCTTTCCTGAATGGATGCCAGAAGAGCTATTGCCGCACTTTATCCGAGGCTATATAGACGGTGATGGCTGGATTAGTTTCAGGGGGGAAGGGCAGGAATCTGTAGTGGGTGCAGTAGGGTCAATTCCGTTCATTGAAAGGCTGGGTGAACTGATTGAAAATAAATGTCAGATTCGATCATTTATTCAGAAGCATCATACTACTCCCGAAATTATACAAGTGGTCGTCAGTGGTCGCGACCAAACGTCTACTCTTCTGGCTTGGCTGTATAAAGATGCCACCATCTACTTAGAGCGAAAGAAGCGAAAAGCCGAAACGGTTTTAACGCCGGTCTATTACAAAACAAAGCCAAACGGTAGCGATTGTCACCTGTCTACTTTAGCCGAAACCGACGTTCTGAAAATTAAAGAATTGATATTAAATGGCCTTACAAACCGGAAAATACAATCCGCTACCAAGTTTAGTATTGATGCAATAAATGATGTTCGTATAGGCCGAACATGGCACCATCTAACAGGCTGGAACGAGCGCAATAATTTAGGACAAGGGAATCCCAAAGGCAGCTTTCACGGAATGGCTAAACTGAATGAAAGCAACGTCTTGGAAATAAAAGAGCTGATTCTTGCTGGGTGGTCAAATCCTGACATTGCCTTAAAATTCGACATAAGCAAGGATGCAATTTCAAAAATACGTTGCGGCAAAATTTGGGCTCATGTAACCGGGTTCGTTTACGAGTTTCAAGGCAAAGCTCGCAAAGGCGAAGCAAACCCCCATTCGGCCCTAACTACCGACAAGGTACTGGAGATAAAGCGTCTCCTTTTAAGAGGTGAAACGGGTCGGTACATTTCAACTCTATTCGGGATTTCTACCTCCCTGGTCTCCTCTATCAAGAAGGGTAGGTCGTGGTCCCACCTGTAGGGACGGGCCGAGTTAGCCGCGGCAAAACCAACAGCCCCTTCCTGAGCTAAGATCGAGGAAGGGGCTGTTGGTTTGTGTATGGTTTAGCTGATTCGTCGTTTCAGTAATTCATATATGTCCCGGCGGTTTCCTATTGCAACAATTAAGACAACTAGGACATCATCTTCAATGGTATAAATCACTCGGTAATCTCCACTTCTCAAACGGTATAAATTATCGTACCCTTTCAGCTTCTTAACATTACCTGATCGGGGGCCATCTTCTAGTTTTTCAATGGCAGATAAAACTTGTGCCTTAACCTTTTTGGTCAGTCCATCTAAATCGTCGGACGCACTTTCTTCGAACTCTATCGTATAGCTTTTTTTATCAATACTCATCTGTGTTTAATGGTTAAACTATTGAGGTGGCAACCCTGACACCTCAATTACTCCTCTTACTCAAGACCATGTTTGGCCTTTACCTCTTCCAGTGACAAACGCTTTCCCTTCTTAGCAAGGCGCGCCGTCGCTAGCTCGCCATCGAGTTTGTCTTCTAACTCCCGGTAGAACTCGAAGTCATCATAAGAGATGACCACCGCAACGCTTTTTCCTGACCGGGTGATCACTGTTGCTTCGTTTGCAAAGGCAGCTTTGCTGACAATCTCGGAAAAGTCTTTCCGGGCATCCTGTGCTGAATAAACTAGCATATCCTAATCCCTATTAGGGCTGTCAAATTTGGCCCGCCAACAGCGGGACATTACTCAAAAAATATATAAGCCCATCTGGTGCTTATATAGGGGTAACTATACTAAAAGCAAAAAAGTTCCAGAAGTTAAAAAAAGTATATTCTGTACAGAACGTACGGTAATTTTCCTTTTTTGTCTATCTCTGTATTTAGTGTATCTACACGAATATGTTCAGTACGGCACCACCACTTACTCTTCATTTTCCTTCCCTTTCCAATCTTTTGTGAGGAGAAAACAGCGTCGAAAACTTTGGTGATTATTATACCGAAAGCATTTTCCGAAGCAAAAGGGGAGATTAGTTTTTACCCTACGCTTATAGTGTAAGGCCAAACGGACAAGTCACCTTCTCGGATGGGGTTAGTCCTCGCATAGGGCGGGGCTAACTTGGGTAGATGAAAACTGAAACTATTTACGACGCATACGGTCGCTTCTTTGTCCTTCCCGGCCTGTATTCTGACTTTCCGAAGTTCTTCCGCCTGCAACATTACAACCCGAACGGCAGTCTGGGAGACTCGCTAATCATTCGCGAACCCGAAGGCTGGGATAAGGTAGACTTCACGTTAAAACGTGACCCTGACTGGCATGGAGTCAGTCAGGAGTACTCCAATGCAAGAGTTCAGTTTTCGGGAAAATCAGGCCGTGATTTTATTGAGACAATCTATCAGGCTGAGGGGCATGACGCCATCGTCACCCTACAAATAGGGGTCAGATATGGCGATACATACATAGTTGAGTACGAGGGCTGTCTCAGCTTTGGAACTCGTCAAGTAGAAAAACGGAAAATTGCCGTTGCTCTCGAACGTAAGAGCTTGCGAGACAAACTAATGGCCCGGTGGGCTTCCGATTTCACAATCAGCAGCACTCAAAAAATCCCGTTACTATCGCAATCTCTCGCCGAAAAATTTGAGTGTAACCTTAAGACTGGCGTCACTAAAGTAGAACAGACCTTCTCTGGTGATTGTAACGGCCATGTATGGATTCAATTTGATACAGCCAATCCACAAACGGCTGACATCGAAGAGTTCGCCAGCGGGAAGCCAGCAGGTATTAGTGAGTCATCCGATCCTGTTGCTGACGACAACTGGTTATTCAAGTTTCGTGGAGGGGGTACATTCAATCTGGACTTTACCGTCAATTACCGGCTTTGGTGGACCGTCAAGAAGCGCACCATATCGGTAGGGGCCGCTCGAATCACACGTTACGCAGCAAACACTTATATAACCGTTATAAGCCTTAACGGTCAACGTCAGGACATAAGCATTACAGAGCCTTTATCCTCAGGAAACAACGGTACAACTGAGGTGCTATTAATGCCTAAAGGTCGCATCACTAAGCAGATAGACATAAAGGCCGGTGACAAGCTGTTTTTATACGGCAGACTAACCTTCTCTCACAACAAGAATGAACTGCAACAAACCCAAATTGAAGTTATTCCTCTCACAGTTAGGCTTACGCTAAGTGGCTCAACAACAAAGAATTCCGCAACCTCAGCTGGTGCCGTTACGTTGTACGACGCTTTAGAGGCTGGAGTAGTAGCGTCGACAGATCTGTTTGACCGGCTGCGTAGTTCCTACTACGGACTGCAGGGAGGGCGTTACCCAGTTTCCGGCCCGGGCGCTGAACGGTTATTGTTCAACGGTTTTGCGGCCAGGAATTTCAAAGAAACCGAACATCCTATTTCGACCAACTTACAGGATCTGATGAGCAGTTGTCAGGCGATCGACGGAGTGGGTATGGCGTTCGGTACCGAAATCAACGATCTGGGGATTCCGATCGATACCGTTGTGATCAAACCCGTTTCGGAGTTTTACCAGGCCGTTGAGTTGCTACGACTCGATGAAGTGATCGACTACAAAGAACAGGAGATTCCGACTGAACTGATCAGCAGCGTCGAGGTCGGTTATGATAAGTACGTGGAAGAGGGTACCAGCGCCCTGGAGGAGGTGCACACCAAACACCAGCTGACTACACCCGTACGGAATTACGAAGGTAAAAAGTCATTTGTCAGCAAACTGGTAGCCTCTACGCTGGCGATCGAGCGTACCAGGCGTGAACAGTTTACCGACAAGCCAAAGGATGGTACTGAGTTCGACGATTCGATTTTCATTGTCCAGTGTAAGCCTGCATCGACCTACAGCGGCCCGATCAAGCTATACAAGGACAGTTTTACGGGGGGCAGCATCATTGAAGTGCCAAAGGCAATCGAATGGATGACGCCTGGTATGACCGTGTTTGTATTCGGATCTGTCAGCAACAATTACCCTTATGAGGTCACGTACATCAGCGACGTATCACGCGTGCCATGGACGTTTTACGTGAAGGGTGGTGATGTGTTTGTCGACGAAGTAGTCGGAAACGGGCAGATCAAACCCTCTCAGTTGTCTCCATTGATGCCCGAAACCGGCGCTGATCTGGGAGCGGTCACAGGTATCGCTGCAGCTGACACGGCATTCAATCTACGGCTCACGCCTGGTCGGATGCTGTTCAACACTGTGGCCATGTGGGGTGGGTGCCTCCGCTACAAAGAGCCGAATGAGGAGATCTACAAAAGCCGGACGCCACAAAACAAGATGCTGGCCACGGCCATAGCGGGAGAGAATCCAACTCGTGTTACCGAGCGAAAATCGGTTTACGTCGACGAGGTAGCACCACGGCTGATCTATGCTCCGGAGAAATTACTGTTTCAGGTGCGGCTGAAGTATCAGCAGGTGCAACGGTTACGGCTGGGGCTAACTGGTATGCTACCCATTCAAATCAACGACGATGGCGAACCGATTGACCGCAACTATGGCTACGTATCGCTGTTAGATCCGGCCGGAATTCGGGTGGCTGGCTACGTGGATTCGCTCAAGTGGAAGGACACCGACGAGATCGCAACTTTCGAGTTACACCGTACTGCGTTAGATTTGAATGACACCAGTTCGGGGCTGGACTGTGCTCAATTCAGAGGATGGACGTTTGAACAGGCAGAAAATGCTGATGATCGGACGCGACGCCGAATTGAGCTATGCACGTACGTCAGCGTCGACGTACTGTAAGCCAGTAACGCCCGACTAATGTCCCAACTCCCAAAACCCGCCAAACTTGATCGCGGGGAAGTAATACGTAATAGCCAGGAGGTCGTCAATACAAATGCTGCTCTCCTTATTGTCGACGTAACTGTCAACGATGTGACTGGCATTGTCACATTCATGACGGACGGCGGTGATATAATGACGCTTGATCTAACCGGCGCGTTCGCCAGTCGGGAGGATCTGGAGGCAATTGCTGGAGTAACACCTGCTACCGAAATAAAATCGGGTATTCTGAAGCTGGCCACGGAGTCGATGGCCAAGAAGCGGGAAGATCATACCACAGCTATCACACCGTTTACGCTGGGTGCCGTGCTGGCAGCACTCAATATTCCCACGTTCGCTTTTGAGGAGGTAAAGACCGGGCAACTGCTCTCGCTTTTTGTCGACGAAGATGGGGCCCTTACGGTCGTCAACGTCGATAAGAGCAAGGCCGATCAGCTGGAGGTTACGCTCGATAACCTCAAAGGCTACGTCACCAGTAAATCAGCATCCTTCGCCGGTATCATCCGCAACACCCAACCCGTACCCATCAAACGGGCGCTGGGTGTTGCGGCCTGGTCGGCCAATGCGCCGGATCAGAACGCGCTGGAAATGATGTTCCCGGAAGATCTTCGGGACTGGCTCAGTGTCGTTCGGACGATCACCGATGGTGTCGATACGGGCATGTTCGCCATGTTCCGGAAGAATCAGAACGGCACAATCGACATCGTAGGTAAGAAACCGACGATTGCCGATGTGGCTGCCAACGGGTACGCCACACCGGGGCCACTGGGGGCGGGTTTCTTTATAAATAGTCAGGAGATTCCTCGCGTATCGTTCATCAACAACATAAAGTCCGAGTTTTACAATTCTGACATAAAAGGGTTTGTCGAGGTAAAAATTGGCGTAGCTGAACTGGCGCTCATACAGCATGGACTTGTTCCAGCAGCTATTCAGTACGCCCGAATTCAGGAACAGGTTAAAGCCGAAATAGCCGCAGCTGGTGGAGGGGGTACGGTCGGGGGCGGCACAGTTACCTCCCTGACCTACTACATTGAGGAGCTACGCTGCTTTCAGGACGTAGTGAATGGGGGGCGTGATGCCGACGGTATTCCACTCGACCCGGCGCAGGAACGGGCCTACTTTAAGAAGCTGGCGACAAAACTGGGTTTCGAGGTCGGCCCCGACCCGGAAGGTAGTACTGCACCGGTAACCATTCCGATGCAGACGCGCTACTCGGCGCGTATTCGCCAAATCTATGCCGACAAAACAGCGGCCCCCTCGGTGGAACATATCGTTTTTGGCCCGGGTGAAAATCCACTACTAGGCAAGACATTTGAGCGCTTTATTATCCCGACCGAACGTATTTCGGCGGACATTTTTGGTTCTCACAGCCTGGATCAATGCGCCGGTACGGGTACCGCCCCGGCTTATGAGCCCCCTGCGCCAACGACACCGGCCGAAACCTTCACTGGTACCACCGAATTGTGGCGTCGAAGGAAGAAGGTCGTAACGCCTGTTTACAAGATCAATGACGTTTACCCGAGTTTTGAAAAATCGCTGGGATGGATCGTCGGCCTGGTCAATGCGTACGGGCCAAACTACGTCAAACTAAAGCCTGTCGGCGGTCTGGCTTTAACCTCGTTTACCGATACCGGCACTTACGCAACGGAGCTTGTCGACAACGGCAACGGAATGCCCGGCACATTCCGCAAAATCTACGTGACTGCGGTCTCTGGTACGTACGAGTTTTCGGCCCGATCGGAGGGTTCCGACGTCTGGGTAACGAAAACGTTCACGATCGCCCGTACCGGAACGGCCCCTGTCGTATCAAATCCGTACCCCGATCAGGTCGTGAACCTGACCGGTGATCAGCAGCTGGCCGCGATCACCGGCACGTTCTCCGACGCCGACGGGGATTCGCTGACCTATACGGCGGGTTCGCTCGACGGGGCCGGAAATCCATCGGCCAATATGCCTGCCGGGCTGAAATTTGAGCCACTAGCGGCCAAGCCGTTCACGGTGACAGCGACGATGCCGAACGGGTCTTACCCGATGTTCATCACGGCCAAAGATCCGGACGGTAACCCGGTCACGACCAAATGGCTGCTGACGGTCAACCGCCGGGCAATGACGAGTCTGACGCTCAACAACCCCGTTTCGGTCGATGAAGGTACCGGCGCTCAGCTGTCCGCCACAGCCCGGTACTCGGACGGGTCGAGCGTCACCATTACCGACAAAGGGCTATGGTTCATTGCCGGGGCCGACGGCATATTCCGGGGGGCGGTCATTACCGTCGAGGGGGCAACGCTGGGGCGTAACGGCCTGTACACGGTTGCGGCTGATAGCGTAGCAGGAAACAATCGGACACAGCAGGTTATCTGCCAGTTTGAGAATGCCCAAGCTAAGGGTACGATCAGCGTCATTGACAAAACGGTAGTAGTTGCCAACCGACCACCTATCGTTTCCGATCCAATGCCAGACGTGCCGATCAGTACGTCGGCGCTGCAAACCTTCGCCCTCCCTGATACGCAGTTCACGGACCCCGATGGTGACGCCCTGACGCTGACGGTCACGCAGACGAACGGCTCGGCGCTGCCTGCCTGGCTGACGTATAACCCGGCTACGCGGACGTTCACTAAAGCGGCAGATTTCTCGTCGGGATCGGTGGCCGTACTGGTACGGGCTGCCGATTCGAAGGGACTCAGCGTAGCGGATGATTTCCTCGTTGTGGTGATGGCCGAAGCGCCGGTCGCTCGTAAGATCCTCTCGATTGACTTCGAATACCTGACCCAGAACGGCTCATCGTACTTGCTCTGGTACATCACGACAAACTTTGGCACCGACGGCCTACAGATGGCTATCTCGTGGCCTACCGATGCCACGTACGGCGCTCAAGAGCCGGGCCAGTGGCTCAACCCACCGGGCACCGGTACGGCAACGTTCCGAATCCTGCGTGACGCGCCGGTCGCTATTACGGCCCACTTCCGGGATACGAATAATCCTAGCGCCCCTGAAATATCATTCACGGTCAACCGGCCTGCGAACATTCGCGGAAATGCTGCCCGTGTCAACGTTTACACCGCCACCCAATCATGAGCGACTACTTACGCGTGACCGGCAGCGCTGGGACCAATGGCTTTTACCCCGTAACGGAAGGCTCCAGTGTGTCCTCCGCGCAGGCCGAAGTAAAAGCCGCCGATAAAACGGCAGGGAGCCGGGTCGTTTCCACGCTCCCGGCCCTGCCAGGCGATGAGGAGTGGTACCTGGTCGGTGCCGACTCGGTAATCACGCCGACGAATCCTACCACCCCCACAAACCCCACAAATCCTACAATCTCAGACCCGTCTGATCAGTCGGGCGAAAGCGAAACCCAATTTTTAACCGGTTCTCAATAATGGAAACCTTCAAACTCGGTGGAAAGACCTACCGCATCAATCCCGGGCCGCTGCTGGCGCTTGGTATCATTTCGGAAGTCGTGGAATCTACTGCCCCACCGGTAACGGACCCGGTCAGGCCAGACCCGGTGGGGCCAGACCCGGCTAAACCTGAACCCGTCTTATCGCCCATTACCCGGGCTGATCTGCTGGGCGGCCTGGTTGACCCCAAAAAGCCGAACCTGTTTCGGGGAAAAGGTCAGGACGTGTATTACGAACTGATCGATGAGGTACTCTGGCCACGTCCGACGCCGACAAACCCAAACCCCTTCGGAAATTGGGCCGTGCCTGGTCGCTTCACATTGCCCCCGGGCTGGGGCTGGTTTCCTGGGCCATCGGGTGACGGTGCCTGGGGGATTGTGCCTTTCACGACGGCATTCCCCGGGCCGATTTACCTGCTCGATTTGCCAGTAACGGAACCGGTCAGACCTGACACAAAACCGGTCGAAGAACTCACGCCGACTGTCGATCAGGGTGATCAGGCGGGAGAAACTGAGGCTCATTTTCTAACGACAAAATCTAATTAATTATGAAAACCAGAATCCTGCTCTTAGTTGGGCTCCTGTTGCCGTTGCTTGGTTCCCCGCAACAGGTTAGTTACAAGGCGACCAAGCGAAGCGACGGCACGCAGGTTGTCCGGAAAGAATCGGTACCCGGTTCCGGGGTCTTCGATGTTGTCGTGTCCAGTCTGCCGAGCGACGCGACCCGCGCTCGGAACGGGGGCCGGGTGCTGATCCCGTACGCGCTGGAGGACAAACGACAACTGAATCTGACGCAGTTCGGTACCGGTAAATACTTCAGCCCTAACTATCGGTTCGGGATTGATTTCAATTTCAATCTGCCGGTCGCTCAACGCCGTGCCAGGGGCGAAACCCTGTTTTCGACGCGTTCGCTGCTGGATGGCGAATTCAGATCGGCTCTCCAGTTCGGGGAGGGGATGATCATGGCCTTCGATGGAGGCATCAACGGCCCCTACGAAGGCACCGGTTTCTACGAAGCGAGTCTGTCGACGATGGAGGCTTTCTGGCAGGGCACGATAGAGGGAGCCAGCTGGGGCTGGTGGGTACCCAATATCGAGACCAGCAACGAGTGGTATCCGGGCAACGCATCGAGTCCGTTGCCCGGCTATCCCTACGGCAGTTACGGCACCGCTCACTCCCCCAGCTGGGAATCCTCCCAAAACAAATCGATCCAGCTGGAGAGTACCGGGGAAACGATCACCATTGGCCAGCTGGCCGCCAGAGGAGTGGGTAGCTGGGAGGCCGAAAAAAGTATCCGGCGGTCAAACCGGTTAAGCCTGATTCTGACTATGGCCAAGCAGCGATCGCCGGCAGCGGGCCGTATCGCGTACGGCGCATCGATGTACCAGGCGGAGCCCCGCATGAGCCAAGTCTATTCGACTCAGGCATTCAATGACGGCAACGCAGACGTCTCGAAAATCGGGGGCGACGGCAACGGCAACATCACGATCAACGGCCGGCAGTACAACCTCAAGGGCAGTTTCTACGGCCGGGAAAACTTCATGTTGGATTACTATTACCGCTTCTATTACGAGCTGAGTGAATCGGCACTGCAAGCGGTATTTGTGAACCAGACCGTTCGTACGTACCCAGAGTTCTGGGGCCTAATGACCCCGCGCCACGTCGTGGCCGATCAGAAGGGGCACTGGCAGGCAAATAGATATAGAATGATTAACCGGGGCGAAGGCATTCGCGGCACATTGTGTATGCGCGAACCTATGTTCGAAGGCGCTTTTGCGTTAGTCAATGGCCAACTTCGGCAGGAGTCAGCGCGGGTGCCCGGCAGTTTCGGTACGGGCTGTCTCGATTTTGGCGACGGCGGCTCGAACTGCGACGATATGCCAAAGCCCTGGATTCCGCCCTACGAAATGTACTCGTATTACATGACCCACCGCTTTTTGGAGGGCGGTACGCCGAACTCGGGATTCTACCTGTTCAACGCACCGGCCAAATTCAATCCCGACTCGGAGCCAGGCTATAACCAGGTCTATCATTCGATTACGTCGCTTTTTCAGGCCCGGGCCGATCTGCAGCCCTACGAGGTGTTTTTCGACAACTCAACATTAGTCCAGGATCCTGAAGTCAAAGTAAACGAGCAGGGGGATTTTCAGAGCTACGACGGGGCGCAGGCCTACAATTACGACTCAGGCGTTTTCGGGACTCAGCGCCCGGCCTACAGCCTGCGCTACCAGCAGACAGGCAGCGGCTGGCGCGTGCTGATCATGGGCGGCATGAATCAGGGGTGGGGACAAGAGCGGACGGACATAATCCGGGTGCCGGGCCTATTCAACGGTAATAGTTTTCGGGTCAAGCTTCGTGGGCCTTCAGCGCAGGTGTACGAGTTCGCGGTGTCGAATCAGGACTCGAATCAAACCTATCAGGCTGTATTCAATACTCAGGCCTCTTGGGAAAAAGCTGGTTATGCTGGCCGTGTTAATTAATCAATCCGTACTCAATGAAACGTTTCTTAATTCTTTGGCTACTGGCCACGTCAATTATCACGCAGGGGTTTGGGCAGGGAACACCTAAGCCGACCGTATTTACGATCGTTCCCAAGGCCAACGTGTCGGGACTGAACAAAACGCTAGATAGTCTGAAGAATGCTATTGGTAGTGCGGGCGGATCTGTTCCAGGCCTGGCTGATTCGCTGGCAAAGCGTCCGACGCTCCAGCAGACTAATCAGCTGTATAAGCCCAACAGCTACAAACCTGACACAAACGGCGTTACTGGCCTTCAGTATAAGTTTCTCCAGTACGCCAACTCAATCAACTCACTACAGAGTGCGACGAATCAGAGCGTTCTAGGGCTAAATAATGCCATCAATGAGCGGCTACGTAGAGTGGACGCGGACGGTCTATATTTAGGTAAAGGCTACACCCCACCCATTGGCTCCGCCACAACGCCGGGTTTGGTTAAAGGCTCAGAAAATGTGCAGATCGATTCGGATGGTACCCTGCGGGTCACGGCTCCCGGCTCGGTTACCCTGGCCGATGTGAACCCTAACCCCGGGCGGGTCGGGGCTTCCAACGTTATCCCGATCCCGACGTTCGACACCAAAGGTCGGGCCACCAAAGTCGAGAGTGCAACGATTACGCCCGGTTCAATCGGCGCGGCCGTGGCCTCCGACGTAGCGCTGCAGCTGCTCCTGAAGACCGACATTCTGAGTGCGGCTCAACTGCGGGCCACTGGCACGATCGCGCAGTACGTCAACCTGACCGATGCCGGGAAGCGGGGCACGTTCTACTATGATCCGAGCGATACGACCACGCCCGACGATGGCGGGGCTACCTGCGTAGTATCATCTGGTAAACGCTACAAATACTATTACACTGGGCCATTGGAAGCCACCCGATTCGGTAACCTCGGGACGGGAGCCGATGATGCGCCTTCGATCATGGCCGCGCTCAACTCGTCGGCTCCTGAAATCATTCTGCCGCCCGGTCGGACCTACTCAATCAGCAGGGTACTGGTACCGGCTTACAAACGGCTCATTATCTCGCTGGGGGCAACGGTCAAATATCTACCGCTGTCAAGCGCGCAAATCAGTTCGTACGGCCTGGAATACGCCGGTCTTGAACTGGGTGATGGTGCCGCTTTAGGTGGGCGGGGTCGCATCGATGGCAACAAGGCTAACCGCTCGCAGGGCTACGGCATTTTCGCGGCCAACACCGTGGGCGGAGCGGCTATTGAGGGTATTACTGTCTTCAATATGTCTGGTGATAACATCCGGATGCAGCACGTTGATGGTGGGGTTACCATTCGGGACGTAAACACGTTCGGCGGTGACGATCGGGGTCTGCACATTATTACCACGTCGGACGTAACGATCGACAATTACCGACATGACGGGGGCACGCATGGTATTCAGGGCTGGGGTGACAATACCCGGTACTGCGAACGATGGAGCATCACCAATACGAAGGTTCGTAATGGTACCGGTGCGGGCTTCTGGGTTAACAAAGCGCGTGGCTGGACGTGTACGGCCCTGTCGGCGGAGTTCTTTGGCGATCTGTTATTTGACTTTGAGGAAACGTTCAACAGTACGTTTTCGAACGTCTACGGTAAGAACGGTATTCACGGCGGGATTGCGGTCTATAACGGCTGTGAGAATGACAACTTTAACGTAGTTGAGATTATACAGGAACAGGGGTACGGCCCCGGTTATAAGGGTTTTGCGAACAATAACGGCAAGACCAATAAGAACAAACATATCGCCATCAACGGCGGCTCGATTACGACGCACTGGTCAATCAATCCGATCTCAACGGACGGTGCGGTCGATCCAAAAAACGGTTCGCCAAGCTGGAACGAAGATCTTCAGTTCAATAACGTCAAGATCACAGGGGGTTACTCGCAGATGGTGGACGTACTAGGGTCGCAGATTCGGGCCTGTACGTTTACAACCAACGGCGGGGCTGGCCTGTGGGTGCAAGGCGGTAAGAACGCAGTTATTGAGGGGAATATCTTTAACTACGTAGGAACGGGAACCGGCGCCAACGAGATCCGCATTACGTGGCGGTCAAACTCAGAGCCAGCAACCGGGGCTCGGGTCGCAGGAAACCATGCGTACGGCTTTACGGGTGGTATGTGGGATGATCCGTTTTCGTTCGAGAATACGCTGACCTCATCGGGCAGCATGTTCACCAACAACGAAACGGCCGGGCCAATCGTCAACTACACGGGTGATCTAGTGAACCCGCAGCGGATTGGCTATACCCTGCGTTTTGCTGGTAACTACCGGATTGACGGGTCACCTATTGACATGGGCTACCGGCAGGATTTGAACCTGGTCACGACGGGTAGCGGGGGTTTCGTGCCCTTCCTGACGCTGCCGCCGACGTCGGGCGGTTCGCTCGATAATGCGGTGGTTGGTGTTACGCTCGGCGGCTGGGCAGGCAACTCGAAAAAGCACTATACCCTGCGCGTGGGGCAGCGGGAAGGTCTGGTCGTAAACCTGATCAGCCAGGGCGATAATTCATCCCCTGGCTCAGTGGTCGCCTATCGGCAAACGGACAACTCGACAATCTTCTACGCATCAGTCGGCACGTTCGCTCAGGTGGGCGTTGATTACCGGCAGCTAACGCAGGCGACAGGTGTACCGGCTCTGACGATCCAAACCGCAACACCTACCGGCACGAAGGTCTACGATTCAGGGACTACCCCGCCGAATTTTGAGATTACCCAGTCGGGCGTGAAGGCCAATGGTACGCTGCTGGGGGCGGGATCATCGCCGCCATCCGGCGCAGCTGGTGGCTCGTTATCGGGCAATTACCCGAATCCAGGCATCGCCACGCAAACCGTAAAGGATATTGCGAAACGCCCGGAGTCGTTCGAGTACTGGCACGATATTCTTGCCTTCGGCTACCACACCGGAAACCCCACGTTTGAGCAGCGTATTAGTGGGAGCTGGGTTGACAAGCCAGCGCCATTGACCCCGTTCACCAACAAGGAAAATATCTCCCAGGTATTAGTCGCGGAAAACGATAATACAATGGACGGGGCTCGTTACACGTGGCACAACGGAACCATCAACTATTCGCTGGTTGAAAACATTGTCATTGGCATTAACTATACGGGCAATGGACACACGTATAACGTCAAGGTAGAAACCAGTGTCGATGGTAGTGCGTGGACACAAAAGGGCGTAGGCTCGACCACAAACTCGGCGGAAACGATGATTGTTGCCGTGCCACCAATCGGGGAAGCGAACTACCTACGTCTTACGTTTGAGGTAGTGGGCAACGGCACAAGTAATGGTTTGCGTGTAAACAAAATTCAGGCGATCACAGCCCGGAAAGGCGATCAGGGGGCGGGTAGTGAGAATCAATATCCCTTTCGCTGGGAAGCTGACCGGACGCTGATCGTAAAGTCAGTCGTTACGGAGGCTGGTGGGCGTGTTACGGCCGATGAAGTCTACTCAAATCAACTAGCCGCCCCTACTACGTCTGTCAACAGCATACAGTCGTACGGAGGTGGGCCGACCGTTACTGTTGGCCCACGCTTGAAAGTGAGTCAGGGAATTGAATTTCCCGATGGCAAGATAATGACGACCGTACCGGTAGCTACGACAGGCGGCAGCTACTCGCCTTCTTACGCCGGATCGGCGCTGATCATTGTCGATTTCAACAGCCTGGGGGCCGGTCGTGGTAGTTCACACGAGATCTCGAATCCGGACGACTATTCGCCGGGTCCGTTCCCGTATACGATGATGAACACGCTGGCCGCGCAGTTCCCATCGGCCACGTTTGCCAAAAAGAATTTCTCGGTATCGGGTCGGCAGACGCCTACGATGATCGCCAATTCCGGTCAGGTTGATGCGCAGTTCAATCCGGCACTCTTCGACCGGCAGATTATCGTCGCGGGTGAGATCACAAACCACATTGCGGACGGAGGGGCGACGGCTCAACAGGCCATTGATTCGTACGTCGCATACTGCAAAGCGCGTCGGGCCAAAGGATTTTTAGTGGTCGCCACGCCAGTACTGCCCCGTGAATCCTTTTTTGGATCGGGCATGTCGATTGCTGAATTCGCATCACGCCGGGCGGTAGTCAATGACTACCTCAAACTGCATTATCTGGAGTTTGCCGATGTATTCGCTGATCTAAATACGATACCCGATCTGACCTACCCGGACAAGACCCATACGGACGATGCTGGTTATATCAAGATCGGCAATTTCATTGCTGGTAAAGTAGCACCTCTGCTGGTGACGGGCTTCAATCCTCAGTCGATTGCCTTCCTGCTGAGTGGTACGACAACCACCCCGCCAAGCTCGACCACGACGGCCCCCAGTACGGGAACAGTCACCGCTGGTACGGTGCTGATGATTGCCGGAACGGGCAGTGACGGCAGCACGAACATTACCGACGCGACTGGCAAGACGATTTCGCGGGTAGGTAACCCGGTTATCTCGACCGCACAGAGCCAGTTCGGCGGTTCGTCGATCTACTTCGATGGTAATAGCTTCCTGACGATCCCAACGAGTAGCGACTTCGATTTCGGTACGGGTGACTTCACTGTCGAATTGTTCGCGCGGCCGACAGAGCTGGTTCGTCAATACGGGGGTCTGATCAGTAGAGGTGACGAGACGGATAACCAGTGGACGTTCTCCTATAATGGGAGCAGCACATCTCCTGATCTATTCATTCGGCAGAACGGTAGCTATGGTAACGGTCCGATCGCGGGTAGTTCGTCGGGGCTTACGCTCAACGCCTGGCAGCACGTCGCGCTGGTGCGGAAGTCAAACGTCGTCAAAGTCTATGTAAATGGTAATGTCGTCGGAACCGGCAACACAACCTTATCGATGGAAACGATGAACACCAGCAAGCGGATCAACATCGGTGCATTCCCGACACCGAACACCGCGGGTAGTCCCGAGCAGGAAAAATTCAAGGGCTATGTGCAGGGTATCCGGATCACGAAGGGGACGGCTCGATACGACGGCAATTTCACCCCGCCAACGAGCTACTAACACAGGATAGACCTACCAGCGAATAAGGAGTCTTTTTCTGTAATCAATCAACTACTAACCTCTTTTCAATACTCGCGTGAAAGAAGCCTATAATTTATGGAGATCGATACCGTCGGACGTACTGATCGGCATGTGCCTGTTTTGCGGGGCACTGGCCCGGTTGACGCGGGACGAGACGATCTCAGTGTTGTCAGCTGCGAAAGAATTCTATTTCGCGCTGATCGTGGGAGCCGTGCTCACGGGTATTTCTCTTTGGCTGACTGGCTGGGAGATGAGAAACGCCTGGTGGATTGCCTTGGGGGCACCGATCGCCTACTCGGTTATCGTCGAAATCATGCTGAAACGAGCGCATGAGATTCGGGATATGGACTGGAAAGAATTTATTCTCTTTTTAATTGACGAAATTAAAAAGCGTTTTTTCAAACAAGCAACCCCGTAACTGTAATGAAAACCATCATCGATTTAGTCCTGGCGTTGGCCGTTTTCTCCAGCGTGTTTTTTGTGGCTGGCCTGGCCAACGTACCGCGCCGGGTTCGTTTCACCGTGGCCAGCATTGGTCCCGCGTTTTTGCTTACCCTCTTGCTTCACCTGCGAAATTCAGTGCACGTCGACTGGGGGCTGGGAGCCATCGCCTGTTCGGTTATTGCGTCTGCGATTATCGGCTTTCACTATACGCACAAAGCCGCCTTGAGCCGGGAGGAGAAATTCGAACTGGCTAAACGGTTCGGGGTCATTTTCGCCCTGTCGGCCGTCAGCGTGGCGATCGTCGCTACGCTGATTGTGCACCTCGATAAGCCAGGCCTCGACAGATCCGGCCGACCTAATCCGGAAACGTCTATTGTCGACAGTCTTTTTGTAGAGCCAACGCAGGCCGAAACCGCCGATCAGAAGAAATGGGACGATTTGAAATAATGCTCCAACGCCGGCCACTCATTTGGGTGGTCGGCTTTTACGCGGTACTGTACGCCGTACTACTGCTGATCATCGCGATCGACAGCGCTGGGCAGGTGCCGCCGTCGATCGCGGGCGTTACGCCTGATTGTTGCCTGCAGGCCTCGAAACTGCAAAAGCAGCTGACGGCCGAAAAAGCCGATCGGGATTCGTTGAAAGCCGTTGGCAACCGACTGCTGAAGGCAAAAGATCTACGGATCGAATTACTCCAGCAAATTGGGACCGGTCGCATCCGGAACATTAGCAGGACAAACGACAAGGCCAGAAAGCAGGCTCAGGCTTATCTGGAGAAAAGCAGCTTGCTAGGACTATTTTATAAAAAGCGTCTACGGGCGCTTATCGCAATTTTAGACACTCCGGAATAATGGCAAACTTCAATCTCGCTTATGATATTACGATGGGGCATGAGGGCGGCTATGCCAACGATCCCGACGATACGGGGGGCGAAACTTATGCCGGTGTGTCCCGGGTGAATAATCCGGACTGGGGCGGTTGGATGATCATCGATAAAGTGAAAGAGAGCGGCCCAACTGATCTGGATAAGGCGCTACGCGACCGGCCTGCGCTATTGCAGTCGGTACGGGCGTTGTACCAGGCTAATTACTGGGACGTAAACCGACTTGGGCAGATCAGCAACCAGACGATAGCCAACCAGCTATTCGACATTGGCGTCAATACGGGCGTGGGTACGGCTTCGCGGGTGTTACAAAAAGCCCTGAACCTGGCCAGTGGCAACGGGAAGTACTACGCGGATCTAATCATCGATGGGAAGATAGGCGCCAAGACGTTGAACGCGCTGAACAACCATCCGAAGCTGGTGAACGTGTTTAAACTGATTCTGGGCTATCAGCTCCGACGCTATCAGGAAATCTGCGAAAAGAATCCGAAGCAACGTAAGTTTATGAACTCATGGCTGAGCCGAATACCGATTACATTGGAGCCATAAATTGTAAAAGCCCGGACCAACGATCCGGGCTTTTTTTATTCAGCGAATAGCTCCTCAATCTTTCGACAATCATTATGGCCCTCAGCTGAGCCATATAGCACTTCCATAACGCGTTTCGAGAATTTTGCTGAGCTGGTCGTACAAAAAACATCTTCCGGCGAGTCTTCCCATAGCTCGAAAATTATGAAGTCGGCACGCCCATCGAGCCGAGCAATCCAGCCATAGACAACATAAAACCCATCTTCTGTTTTTGTGAATCGGTCCCATATAATGGGTATAGCAGATTCGAGGGATCGGGCAATTTGAGCAGCATTAGTCATGCCCGGTTATGCGTTAAAAAATGACAGCAGAGCCGACTCCGGCACCTCAACGCCGGTTTCCTCTTTCACATGGTCGAGGAACGCGCTGATCAGGTCCATATTCCGAACTGTTTTCGCTTCAAGCTCTTTCACAAACTCAGTTTCAAAATCCGATGGTTTGTTCTCAGCACCGATTACGAAGCTGAACGAGCTGATTGATACGGGCGGTTGTCTACCTACTACACGTAGGTAAATCGTACCAGTGCGGTCAAACTCCGCCTTTTCCCGCTCGGTAAACTGCCAGGCCGAAATAACCTCTATAGTTGGCTGATTGTCGAGCACTGTTGGCTGCTGGCACGTTGGTAGATCAAAGCAGTCTGGGTGGGTATATACCACGTTTTGTCCTTCAAATGTTACTGCGTTAGCCATGGTTATAGTTTGGGCTTAATTTTCTTAGAATCCTTAATTCGCTTTTGATCCTTATCCCAGAAATCACCGATTTCTTCGATCATCTTCTCGTACATCCCGATGACCTCATCAGTGCTGAGTTCTGGAGTCTCGTCGCGCTGGAGGTATAACAGCTGACTAAATCCGCCGAAAAATGCCTGACGCATATAAATCTTTTGCTGTTCGGGCATGGTCGCTTCGTTCAGATTCATTCCGGCCAAGAACTTTTGATACTGGTACTCGACTGTAAATATTGGGTTGAGTGGTCTAGGCATTGTTTCCGGTAATAGGTTTGATTTTTTGATACACACGTTGCAGGATCAGCCGGGACATATCGTCCGGATTAAACAGGCGATGCTCACTCAGGAAATACTGATGCAGGGGCGATTCATGAATCCAGAGTTTTAATTCATTCCGGATCTGCATTCCTACTGCCCCCAAAAGGTGACTACTACACATGCTGAGAAAGTAGGTTTCTCCAGCGGCCGCATATTGCTCCATGCCCTTAAATCTGGGCAAAATGTACTCGACAGCTTCGTCGAGCGTCTTTGGCAGTACTACGGCTATCTGCTTTTCACGCTGCTTTTTGGCTAGGGCTTTAAGCCGGTCAATTTCGGCCGCAATGAAGGAGCCGGCCACACGTAGCTTTCCGATCGGGTTTTTGCTGGTTATTTTATCCCGGTAATATTCCTCCCAACCCCAGGGCCAATTTGCTTTACCCAGGGTGAATAGGGCGGCTTTCACCAGATCACCATCGCTATAGTCGTCATGGGTTTCGTCCCAACCGTGTTTAACAATATGTTCCCGGCGCTCTTCAGCGATTTCCTCAGCGCCAGTTAACTCCAGATCGGCCGGGGCCGTCCGGCACAATTCATTCAGGAACCGCTCAGCTGCAGCATTAGAAATCTGGTGGATCAGCCCGGCATCAATGCCCAACTGTCGACGAGCGCACTCGTCCTGAAACTGAACAGCGATGTTAGCCTGAAAGGCGATAAACATATCCGGATCTGCCTTCAGTGTGGCTGTTACCCGGTCCATAGCGTCTTTATGAGAGATATTCATAATTGATAAGGGAATGCAATTTTTGATACGTTTTTGGGCCAAATCGACTCACTTTCTGCAATTTTTATCGCGCTTTTTGCAATTATGGAGCATTTGCCCCAGTGCAGGCCGGGCGCTCGTTGACCACAGATCCACCAGGCATTTGATACGTTTCGATGTATTCTGGCTTCAGTGCACGCTTCACGCAGCCGCATTTGATGCACGTCGAGGATCCACCCCAGACGAGTTTCTTATCCCATTTGTGCCGCTCGTTACCTGGTACGATTCGGGGCGGCTTGGCCATGTTCAGGTGCACCATGCCGATTCCTGGAAAGTATTCGAAGCTCATAGCTGACCACTCAGAAAAGGTGTAAAATCATAATTCCAGAATCCCTGACGGCCTTTCGCTGGAATAGGATCGTCGAACGCGATTACGTTATCCGTTTGCCAAGCAAAACGCCCGGGCGAATAGTCGCCAAAATGGAATTCATCATTGGCTCGATAGTCGTTTTTCTGAAGCCATTCCTCGGATGAAATACAGCCGACTATCTCTAGCGTCCCTAAGATGGCCCCTCGTGGCAAAGTAGATCCGACGAGGCCGTGATCAAGAAGCGCCCTCATGATAGGCAGTTCGGGATTCCGACAAAGCTCTTTACACCAGCCAGGCATATTAGCTGTGGCATGAATTCCGATCCGGCCGCGGACGTTTGTGCTCCACCCACGGGTTTCATTGCGCTTTAACTTGAGCATCATCAGCGTCGCGTAAGGCTGATATAGTGATATTATTCGCATAGTCTTAGATCTTGACAGAAAGTGAAGCCCGTTTGATGATCCAGCCCGATGACTTGAGCCGGTGCCATGCGGTATCGAATCCAAAAAATTCCTTGATCCCGTCGACAGCATCCCGTTCGTTGTCGAATGTGCGACCGTTCCAGATCAGCTGCTCAGGCGGGTAATACACTACGTAGCACTTGAGAATGATGTAAGGAACTGGCACTCGTTAGTATAGATTGACCGCGATTACGTTAGCCTTGGGAATCGAGTTAAGCCGAAACCGGGGCTTACCATTCTCATCGTTGCCGAGGTACCTCTTTACGACGACGTATTGGAATTTTGACAGGACATTAGACGTAAAATCAGAAGTGTTCGACGGTATAGGAATTGACAAGGGCCCAACACTAACGAGCGTGCCTGTATGTCGGATTGCTGGTGTACCGGTCGTCTTTGTGGTAATGATGACGGCTGTACCAGGCGCAGGGTATTTCATAGAAGTAGCTGATAAAGTTTAGAAAAACTGGCACCCCGTCCCATCTTTAGCCCTTCATTCCAACGGAAATGATAGCAGCAAAGCAGAGTGCCAGTACTGGAGCAATTAGCCAGGTGGACCACGCAGGGGGTGAAGCATCTTAATTGGCGTTTGATTTGTCCGTGATGCTGATATATGCTTTGTCCCTGACAATTGCCTCGTACATCTCTGACCATTTTTTATAACGCTGGCCAGTGTATTTGATCAGGTTTTCGCGGGTGATCATGACCTCTTTGTGAACGGGGGTTCCGTTCTGCAGGATGTGAAAGCTCACACTAACCACATCATCCATCTTTACTTCACTCATACAAATGATTGTTTGGTTTTTCGTCGAGATATCAGCTGCCGGTGCCGAATGATATTCGGTTTGTTAGCTAAATAGCCCTAGTTGGCTCTGATCGGTTTTGCCCATCTGTACAGCCCACGATGCGATTAGCTTGTCGAAATTCTTCTCAGCCTCTTTCGACTTTGTGAGCAGTTCAGCAGCCGATGCCGTCATGTTCTGTTTACGTGCCACGAAGTATCGTCTCTGTAGATCCCGCACATTCGCAGCGGCTTTGAGCACGTCTACAAAGCCATTCTCGATGGCCTGTATGTTGTTGGCCACGGTTACGAAATCGACGAATAGATCATCGTCCGGCTGGTCGTCGAGCTGGTCATGCACCTTCAGAATGGCCGCGTCTAATTCTTCTTTCTTTGTCATCAGGCAGTAGCGCCCTGCCGTTGCTGCAGGGACTGTTTCAGGTTTGAAAAATTGCGTTTGGTTGGAGCCTTCTTGGGCGGCTGTGCGTCGTCGAACAGGTTGAGCTGAGGATCTGGCTCTTTGTCTTCCTCCACAGTGGTATGCTTGATCTGGAACCGGCCTTCAGCGTAGTACCGATCCATCCGGTTGTGCCAGTCACCCTTCCACAGTTCGCTGTCGTTTTTCCAGTAAGCCATGATTTCGGACTTCTTGATGCTGACGACTTCAAAGGGTACCATCATATCCCCTAGATGCTCCCTCACCCGGGCGCTGGCCTGTTGGTCATTGTTAGCCGGAATCAGGAATGTCCACTTGTAGCTTTTCTCCTCGAGCACTTTTACGATCACCTGCCAGAAGGCGTCCTCGTCCTGCAGGCCGTGAAAAACGATTTCAGTAGCCTTCATTTTGCCGATGTTATCGATGTTCTCTATGCTGGCCTCGGTGATACGACTTCGGAAAAGCGTCAGGCAGTTTGACTCGACTTCCGTGTAGGATAGGGCGTCGAACAGGTATTGCTCGGTGACGGTTTTGGCTTCACCGTTCACCAGACAGGGGTAATTGATTTTGGCTACGAAGTATTCCATAAGCGGGATTGGTTACGTGTCAGCGGAGGTAGTCAAATACGGCCTGTTGAGCTTCCTCAAGTGTTTGCGGCATCTCGATGGCGTAGTTCTGCGATCGCAGATAAGCGTGAAAGATGAGCTGCTCAGGTGATGGGGCCCCATTGATCGTTTTCATCTCGATCCAAAGGCCGTGGTACTCGCCATGGGCGTAGATCAGCAGCAAGTCGGGTGCACCAGTCTCGACACCTTCGGCTTTCAGTTTGGCGGCCGTGATGGGATCGCGCAGGCCTCCGTTTGGGATAGCGATCATTTTCAACGAGCGATACGTGAGCCGGAACCACTCGACGAACCGGGCCTGCAGGCCGTGCTCCTCCTGGTCGACGTATTTCCGACGAAACTGCTCAGCAGTCATTTCGAACGGGTTATTTCTTGCTTTTTTCATGGTAGTCTTTGAGCCAGTCATTGAGGTAAAGCCGCATAGCGCATGCTTTCAGGCGGGAATTGTAGTCTTGTGGAAGGGGTTGTTCGACGAGCTTTGCGAGAGAGCCTATCGGCTTGGCCACTGGCGCATGCCGGGACTGCTCACTTCCGATCGGGGGGCTGATCTTTTCGGCAGCTAGGGCGCGGTACTTGTCCACTTCCTCCAAGGAGGTGATCACGATCCGGCGTTTGCTGACGAGCCAGGCATACATACCATTACCCTCATCGTAGTAGAATTTACCGGCCGCTACTTCCTCGGCCGCACTACTGACACATTCTTCCATGAACGTATCGATGGCTTCAGCTGACTGCTCATCATCGGGTAGTAGCAGCTGCTGAGAAAAGATCCGGTTCAGTTCCGGCTGCTTACTCAGATACTTGAGGTAAGCATTCAGCACGGTACCGATGTGCTTGGGGACGAGTAGCGAGAAAAGCTGCTCGATCTCCAGCTGGCCAGTAGTTGCCATTTTGTAGGCTCTGACAACCTCTTCACAAGTCAGTTTTCCCGAGTAGCCATCGATGAGCCAGTCAGTGAGCACCAGTAGCTCCTGAATGTGAGCATCAATGTCCTTGACCGTTATTCCGAGCATCCAACTCACTTGGCTCCACATCAACTCGAATTGTGGATCCGTTGCCTTGTACAGGGGCGTTCCCTGAATTTTGGCGAGCACGGCTGAATGAGCCTGCGGGGATAATCCCAGATTGTCTGCCTTCTTTGGATCTAGTGCCAGTTCCTGTCGAGCTTGTCTGGCCATTGCCAGCGTTGTTGGCTGAGTTGTGGCGAGGGCGTTGGCGTTGTTGTTCATTGAGTTCTTTTTTAATCCAGCTTTGACAGTGTGAGATGAGGTCGAAGTTGCGCCGGCCTTTGAGGTTGTCAGCCAGCCATTGCGTCGTTACGAATCGGTCTATCCAGTAGCAGGCTGTTTCGGTATCGAATTCGAAGAGCTTTTGAAGTCCTTCCAAAAGCCGCCGATCAGTCTGGAGCTTGAGGGTGAAGGTTAGCCGCTCCGTGGCTTCAGGGTCGAGCGGCTTAGGCTCCTGTTCCGGTGGAGAGGGGGGGCGGCCGGAACCGGGGGGTGAGGTTACTTCGTCCGGATGGTTTTTACCTTCGTTTTCAAAATCGGCCTCGCCTTTTTTTTGTGAGGGAGGGAGAGAAGTATCTGTGTTAGTATCTGTGTTAGTATCTGGTATTGCGTTGCCCATTTGGGCAAATGGTTTTGCCGTTTCGGGCAAATGGTTTTGCCCGTTTGGACAAATGGAATTGCCATTTTGGGCAGATCGATTTGCCTTTTCGGGCAAATCGTGATCCGGTACCGCGTGACCATCTGAAATACCGAGTAAAAGCAGTGATTTATCCGTTAAGGCATACCATTTCGTGTGGTCCATCGCCTTGGTATTGTAGTTGCCCGTCAGGATGAATTCATCCTTTTCCAGTCGCTCCAGTACCGTCCTGATTTGCTTGACGGTGAGGTACGGGTATTGCTCCGTATAGGCCTCGATGGTGTTATAGGTCCAGTAGTGGCCGTCGTGGTAATGGCGTTGATGAGCCGCGTTCTGGATATGCCAGAACGAAAAGTGTTGCAGGAATATGGCTGCCCGATCTCCAACGACTTTGGCTACTTCAACCGAGAAAGAATGCGATAGCATAAGGATTATTTAGAACACAGGTCGGCCCAGATAGCGGGCAGGACTGACCGGAATCGTATCAGCCAAAACCAGACTGACAGGAGCAACAGCAAGGCAATTGCTGTCGCGTACCAATAGCGCATAATTCGGTTCATGGCTTGGGCTTGAAAGCGTGTTTGAGTGCGTAGACGATGAATCCTAGCCCCATACAGATCATAGTAGGGCCAAAGAGTGCCAGCAGTAGTTCGCGCATGGCTCAGAAGATGGCAGTACCAATCAGGTAGAAAGAGACGACCGCAACGAAAAAGAAAATCGTGCTCAGCGGTGGCAGACCCAGGCGCTTATACTTGGCTTTGAGCGACTTCCATCGGGAGGCAGGGAAGTAGTTGTCCCGCACATAGCGGAACGTTTCGGGGCCAAAGACAACGGCAATGGCTAACAGGCCGACTGTGAAATAGGACAGGCAGAGAGTCTGTACGAAGATCATGCTGCAACGACCTCCTTTCTGGCTCTAGCGCGTATTTCAAGGCTATACCGAACGTCTTCGACTTGGTTACAGCGTTTGGCACTGGTTACGTAGATGGGCTTGCCTATAGGAAACGAAGGTCTCCAGTTCTTAACTCCTAGTGAAATAGCCCAGGCTTCAGCAATCATTTTGAAGAGATGGGTTTCCAACTGGATTTCCCGAAACTCCTTGTCTTCGGACATGATGTATCCAGCTTTATTTAATTCCCGCAGGGCTTCAAGTATATCACAGAGCGGGAATTGAGACTTGAATCGACCAGGTACAACCGTTGATTCAACGACTGGCATATGTTCCATCAACGCATCCAAATCGAATGAGCAGACGTAATGAGTCAGCGGCTCTCTGTAGTAGGTAAATTCAGCGGCCAAACGGCTGGCCTCCTTACAGGCAGCAATCAGGACAGCCCGGTACAGATCCCGCGTGGTATCAAATTCCTTTTCTGAAAACAAGTAATTAACTCGGTCAGTAGTCATGGTAAAGGCTTGAATTGGCCCGGTATTAGCCGGGCCGGTGAGTCGATTAGATCAGGGTGCCTGTTAGGAAGGCTTCAGTACGTGGACCGGGGAAGGCCGGGGCCGAAGAACGTTTCGCTGCCCATTGCGGAGTCGGGCAGGTCGATTGATACGCTGCTAATGTGTTGCAGTTGATATCGACGCTTACCAGTACGCCCGACCCCAAATCATTGATCGGTACGATGAAGGGCAACGGCAGGTTAATCTGCGTTTTGATCACTGGCTCGATCTTGTGGATCGTGGCTAGATTACCCGTTACCTCGTACGTTACTTTCTGCTTCGTCTCGAAATCGTCTGTGAAGCGTCCGCAGACGGATTTGACGTTTTCAGCGTCGCCGTGCAGGCTTAGATTAATCGTGCTCGTTTTCATTACCTTTGTTCTTATTGTTTATGATTACGTTGTAAAGTAAGGTATAGTAAGGTTTAAAAACAACAGTTAGAACAAAAAAATAATTGTTGTTCAACGCTTGACTATCCTTATTATACATCGCCTAAACCGGAACCGGCCCTGCTGTTCCGGTTTTTTGTATCAAGACAATACGGTAATTAATTGACTAACGAGGCATAAAGAACCTGCTGATCGATCTGCGTTGGCGCGATTTTTTTTGCCGCTAGATAAGTACGTATGCCGGCTACCTCCAGTAGCGGCTTCTTTCCCTCGTAATGATGGATTAGGCGTTTGGCTTCGATCAGCCTGTACACCGTTCGCTCTGACACACCTAACGCTTTAGCTGTCTGGGCAACGGTAAACCAACGCAGATCCGCGAACAGCTTCCGATAAAACGCATTTTCGCGTTCAACCCGGTCTAGGCGCTCAAGTACTTGATTTACTGTTTCTTCAATGTTCATTAGTGTGCTTGATTAAGCAGCTAGTAATTCGCCAACCATCTGGCGACGCTCGACAGCCAGGCGGTCCCGCTCGTCTTTATACTTTCTGATTCCTGTCAGGATCTTGTCCTCGGTGACCTGCTGGATAGGTTGGCGGTTCTTGTAATTGATAATCGTCTCGTGGCTGACGTCGGCAAATTCAGCCAGTTTTCGGGGGCCGATTGCCCGAATTGTGTCGCACATCTCAGCGAATTGCTTGTCATCCCGCTGGGTAGGCGTCAGATCAGATTTTACACGTCCCATATTTTGTTTATATTTTTGTTTATATCCCTTACGGTAACCTTTTACCGTTGCCTAATTCATACGGCAAATATAAAATATAGTAAGGTTTACTTACAACGATTAAAACAAAAAAATAATTGCTCGTGCAACAAAACGAAAACGCTATCAGTCCAACTAGTACCCTTGATGAATCGCCGGATGCTGTGTGTGAACGCATTAAGTCCATCCTGCAAGATTATCTGCGTAAAAAAAGAGTATCTACCCAGGGTGAGTTTGCGGCTTTGGTAAAGATTCAGCCAGCTGCACTTTCCAATATTCTGAAGGGAAAGAAGTCAGCAACTCCCAAACAATTACGCTCTATCGAGGCCGCAACGCGTGTGCGTTTCGAGTGGTTGGCTACTGGTGAACAACCTGTCGAGCACCCAATCGGCTGGGTGCCTATTTCGGAGCCGGTTACCAAGGAAGGTGAATTCTTTCGGCAGTTTGTTGCGGATCACAAAAGGGACTTTACTCAGGCTGGGCTGGCTAAACGGCTTGATGTGGCGAAGTCGACGATTACGGACTATTTCACAACGGCCGTATTCGACGTTGAAACGAAGAATAAAATCGTTGCCGCCCTGCAGGATCTGTTGCCAGATGAGCAGTTAAGCGCTGACAACATATTTTCATCTGATTCCCCATCCTGGGGTGATCGGATGCGCCCAATCGGCAACTTCAGTAGTGAGCCGGTGATCGAGCTGCCTTTTGTTCCGGTTCGCGCCCGGGCTGGAATACCAACAGCCCGGTACTGGGAGCATCCACCAGAAACAACCCGGATCATGCGCGCTACGCTCATGGGGTATGAGCCAGATCCGGCGAAACCCCGGCGTTCCTGGTGGGTGATTGAGATTGATGGTGATTCAATGGAGCCGCAGCTCAACAGCCGGGCCCGGGTGCTAGGCTATTACGTCGACAAAGAGCAGATCGAATATCTCAAGCCTGGTGTTTGGGCGATACAATACGATGACGAGTTTGTCATCAAGCGGATACGTACCAACCAACTAGAGAGGGAGGGCGGTTTGCTTTTGCACTCTGACAATCCTCCACCAGACCCGTTTTTCATTAAGGCCAACTCGATCCGGCACGTGTGGTTCATTGAGACGGTTGTAGATGGTAAGGTACGCTAATGGGACGAACAACCATCGCCGTTCGCCTGAAGCCAGAGGAAAACCGTTTGGGTGAGCAAGTGGTTCGTATCCGGATCACGAAGGAACGTAGCATTGTTTATTGGGCACTGAACCTGTCGATTGCCGAAAAGTACTTCAACGAAAACGGCAATAAAGACGCTCAGAATTGGATACGACGTTCGTATCGAGACTACAAAACATATAACGATCGAATCTATCACGCGTACCTGCAGACAGAAGATGCCGTCAAATACTTTGAGGGTTTGGATCAGTCCTACTCGGCGGCCGACGTGCGCGATTACGTTGAGCAGGGGGGGCGGCCGGATAAGCTGTTGCCTTACTTTGTGCAGCACTGTAAGCAACGACGGAAAGATGCTGGCGAAGACCTGTCCAAAATCACGACAGTGAGCCGCTATGAAGGAACGCTGAAGATTCTGAGGAATTACCTTCGTGAAATTCATAAGGTACCCGCTGAGGTGCCTGATGAGGAACTCGACAACGCGTACTGGCCACTAGTGAAGTTTGACAAGAAAACGGTACTGGAGCTAAAAGCATGGCTGGATAAGAAGTATGCCACCAATTCAGTAAATACATACCTGCGTAACCTACGCCATGTCTTGTACCAGGCGGCTGAGGCTAATCTGGTTTCGCTGGACAAATTCCCGATGCGTGGCGTGTCAATGCCCATCAAACGAAAGAAAGTCGACCGACTTCATGAGGGCGAAATTGAGCAATTAGCGACGGCTCCAGACGTTAGACGACGTAATGTAGGAAGTTTCCTGCCTGTGACAGATACTTCACACGCCCGGCCGTTGGCGTTGATCATGTACCTAGCTCATGGAGCGAGAATATCCGACGCGCTGAATTGGCGGGTAAATAATTACATCGTCGAGGGTAACCAGCATCGGTTAAGATATAAGACAGGGAAAAACAAAAAGGAGTTGAGTGTGCTGCTGACTGAGGATGCACAGAAGCTCTTGGAGCCATATCTGATTGATGAGGCTGGCCAGCCTAAGAAATCGACAGAATTTCTGTTTCCTTACCTGCCTGCCAACTATGATAAGATGAGCGTAAACGAGCGGTTTGCTGAGCTACGCCGGGCAAGGGCAAGGGCTTATGCACAACTTACCAGGCTGGGGGAACGTATCGGGCTGACGAAGCACCTGACACCCCACATTATGCGGCACTCGTTTGCGGATATGCTACGACGTGCTGGCGTGGATCTGGAAACAACGCAGATGGCACTGGGGCATTCCGACGTCAGTACGACTCGGAACTACAGGGAGCAATTTGATCAGGAGGCTGTCGATACGGTCAGTTCATTATATCAGAACCGAAAAAAGCCGGAAGAGTAAAACATTGGTAAAACAAGTTTGTCATTCTGGGGCAAAGTGTGAATGACAAAAATTAATAAACTACCCGGTGGGAGGGGTGTTTGTCAATGCGAGTCAATGGGGAAATGACAACGTATTACTTTCTATAGGAACGTAACGCTTATCCTCAGGAAATAGGTTGTTGGTCAACAGTAGCGAATATATCCAGCCCTTTTGCCCAGCAAACGTAGTAGCGTCGAACGATATTGGTGAGGACGTGAACATTAGAGAGATCCGAAGCCTCGGCAATGTCAATGACCGCGCCTGATTTCAACTTTATATTGATCCGCTCCTGCGACGGCATATAGGCTGCGTTGGTTGCCTGACCTTCGATCAGAAAATACGAAAGGTCGTCCTCGGCGACGCCCGCCCGCCGGAGCTGGCTGGTCAAATCCTGAATTAGGTCATCGTCGAACGGCTCGGTCGACAGGATAATTTTAAACAGGTGCCGGTCAAGCAACATCTTGCACAGGGCCGACAGAACGAGGTCAGGATGGAGCGCCCATTGCTTGATCGAGCCCCACACGTCGTAGTCATCCAGCTGTGTAAAGGCGTTGATGTATTTTATATCCGTTTGAAAATCAAGGAGCGATACACTGTCGTGCAGGAAGAGTTTGAACGTAGCGGGGGCGTTGATAAGAGCGTCTGTAGCTGCATCATTACGGATCAGAAACCGCGCCCGGTGCAGAATCTGTACCAGCATAGACTCGCAGCAGATCGACGTTTTGTGCAGATACACCTGCCAGTACATCAGCCGCCGGGCATTCAGAAAATTCTCGACACTCAGGACACCCTTAGCCTCGACTACCAGTTGGTTATCGACCACATCGAGCATCTTGATGATCCGCTCGGCCCCGATGGCCCCTTCTGCCACGCCGGTGTAATAGCCGTCGCGGTTGAGGTAATCCATACGGTCCATGTCCAGCTGACTCGAAATAAGCTGGTGAAAAAAAGGTCGCTCGTAGGTGCCATCAAACATCCGGATCGCCATTGTCAGTCGGCCGTCGAACTGCCGGTTCAGTTCCTGCATCAAGAGCAACGAGATCGCTTCGTGGGGCACGTGATCGAGCAGCGATGACTCCAGTACGTGCGAAAATGGCCCGTGTCCAATGTCGTGCAGCAGAATGGCAATCTGAGCAGCCTCACATTCGGCGTCGGTAATGTAATGGCCCTTGGTGCGTAGCGTCTGCGTGGCTTCGCCCATTAGATGCATAGCGCCCAGGGCGTGGTGAAATCGCGTGTGCAGCGCTCCCGGATAAACGTATTCTGATAGTCCCAGTTGTTTTATGCGCCGAAGCCGCTGGAAGTAGGGATGCTCGACCAGATCGTAGACAAGCTCGGTCGGGATGGTGATAAACCCGTAGACCGGGTCGTTGAGAATCTTCTTTTTGTTGGGCGTTGCCAT